TTTAAATGTAGCTTTTAATGTTGCAAGCAATGATATCCCCGTTCTATATCTAGATACAGAATTAACAGGGGAAACACAACTTCACAGACTCACGTCTTTAGTGTCTGGCGTCGATTTGTTAACAATAGAAACTGGTAAGTTTCAAAATAATCCAAACGAATCTGATGCGGTATGGGCGTGTCAAGAAATTATAGAGAATCTACCGATAGATCATTTTTCCGTAGCGGGGATGAATCCTCAAGCGATTATGTCGGTAGCTAGAAGATGGTTATCAAAAACTGTTGGATTTACTTCGAGCGGGTCTGCTAAACCATGTTTGATCATATATGATTATCTCAAGCTTATGGATAGTGCAGGCTTTAAACAAAATCTACAAGAATATCAGTTGTTAGGATTTTTGATTACCGCCTTACATAATTTTGCAGTAAAATTTAAGCTGCCGATACTAGCTACTGTTCAATTAAACAGAGACGGAGTTGAAAAAGAGGGGGCAGAAGTAATATCTGGCTCAGACAGAATAGGTTGGCTATGTTCTAATTTTACAATTCTTAAACAAAAATCTCAAACAGAACTAAACGAAGACCCACCATCTAATGGAACGAAGAAGCTTCTTGTCACAGATACAAGATATGGGCCTGGAATGCAGAACGGAGATTATATCAATGTATTAAATAGGCTTGAGCAGGCTAAATTAAAAGAAGGAAAACCATTTTCATTAGTTTCTCAATCGATACTGGGGAATACACAGAGTGAAACAGTTTGAAAAAGCAGAAATAGATTTTATACAAAAAAGAGCGTGTGAGAGAATAACAGAAATTTTTGATGCTCTTGGTATAGAATATACAGAAAGATATGATTACATACAATCAGCTTGTCCTGTTCATGATGGCAATAATGACAGAGGTTTATTCTGGGCTATCAGGTCTAGTCATTGGCAATGTAAGACAAGAGGTTGTCATAAAGACCCAAAAACAGGACCGTCCAATAGTGTCTTTGGCCTAGTTAGAGGTACGATGTCTAGGAAAACAGAAAAACCATGGACTTTTAGACAATCTGTAGTATTTATTATACAAGCACTTGGTCTCAAAGGGTGGGAAAATTCTCAAATGGATGCACAAGACGTCGCTATAGCCAAAATTATTAAAGAGCATAAGAAAAATAAAAAGCCTATACCAAGTTCAGAAGGTATTCTATTGACTGATGTCATACATTTATTGCAAAAGGACACTATATACTATCCAAATAGAGGTGTACCCGAAGACATCTTAGATAAATATCATATATCGTTCTGTGACACGAAGGGAAAACCAATGTATAAAAGGGCTTTTTTCCCTGTCTTGGATGTCACTGGTAAAATTGTTGTTGGTTGGTCTGGCAGAAGTATATATGATAAGTGCGTAAATTGTTCTATGTATCATCATCCAGAGAGAAAAGAATGTCCAGATAAAAAATACAGAAGTCTTTATGCTAAATGGAAACATACTACAGGTTTTCATGGAGAAACGTCTCTATATAACATATGGTTTGCTAAACACTTTATGAATAAAACAGGAACAGCAATACTGTGTGAAGGGCCTGGAGACGTTTGGGCGTATGAAACCGCTGGGATTAAAAATAGTGTTGCCCTTTTAGGCACCAGTATTTCTAGACATCAAAGAATGATGTTGCAGAATGCGGGGGCTCTAACGGTCGTGTGTACTTTTGACGGAGACAAAGCTGGACAAGCTGCGACACAACTGCTCCAAAAAGATTTGAACAATTATTTTAGAGTATTTTGTGTAAACCTGAAAGACGGCAAAGATGTTGGAGATATGTTGCCAGAAGATATTTACAAACAAATATTGCCGATACTGAATGTGTCGTCGAGAGAAGAAGTTTTGTCTAATTAGTCATTAATAAAATTTTGGTTTACAAAGGGAGAACAATATGGACAGGAAAGACACCAACCCAAAAGATAGAATGGCAACGTCCAGGATAGACTTAAGTCTTTTCCCGGCGACAGCAAGAATTTTTGGCGCATTAGCTATGACAGAAGGGGATTTGAAATACGGTGGATATAACTACAGGGATAGAGGTGTTAAGGCTTCTGTATATTATGCGGCCGCAAATAGACATCTGGAAAAATGGTTTAATGGGGAAGAAGAAGACCAACATACAAAAGTTCCTCATCTAGCTAGCGCTTTAGCTTGTATAGCTGTTCTGATAGACGCGATCCAATGTAACAAAATAAGCGACGACAGACCGCCATCATGTCCTGTCTCAGAACTTCTGACAACAATGGAAGGTAAAGTGAAACATCTACAAAATATATTTCCAGACGGACCACCAAGACATACAGAATCCCAAAAGGTCACAGAACAATCTAATTTGGAATAAAAATGAATATATCTAGATGTAGCGCAAGTTCAATTAGTATGTATAAACATTGTCCATTTGCATATTATCTGCAATACATACTGAATCAGAAATCAGACTCGGGGAAAGCCGCTCTTCAAGGAACTATTGTTCACCAAACAATAGATTGGATGGCAAAACTCAAAAAAAGAGGTAAGACTAATGTTGATCCTATGTGGTTGTTGGACAGGGCATGGGATGAACAAGTGCAAAAAAATGAAAACATATCAATAAGAAAGGTGACTACAAGGATAGATAAAGAAACGGGAGAATTCAAAGAAGCAGCAGATTTCAAAAAATGTAGATTAGCTATTGAAGAAATCTTGGCCAACGAACACTATAATCCGTATAATTTAGATATAATAGACAGTGAAAAGTGGTTCAGATTAGAAATGCCAGGAAAAGAATGGGAAGTGAAAAACGAAAACGATGAGCCTGAGCAATTTGCTGCGCGTGGTTTTATAGATTTGGTTCACAAAGTAGATAAAGATACTATAGAAATAATTGATTGGAAAACGGGTGTAAGGAAAAGTTTCTATACACAAAAAGAAATAGATGAAGAGGTTCTGTCAAGAGAGATACAACCTAGAATATATCATCTAGCATCTTATTTGTTGTATCCACAATATAAAAATGTTATACTTACATTTTATTATACAGGAGATGGCGGGCCGGTAACTATAGCTCTGTCTCATGATGACGTTTTAAACACCATAGAATATCTTCATAGATTTTTAATGACAGTAAAAGGCGACACTCTTTTGAGAAGAAACAGGTCTTGGAAATGTAAAATGTGTAGATTCAATAAAGAAGATAAGTGTTCAAAAATTTGGGGAGATTTACACACCATGGGTGGAGCCTATGTGTCAGAAAAGTACAAGGGTGATGGCAAAGATTTGATGGAGCAGTCAATAGATGAATGACACAGAAACCATCAAAATTTACACAAAGAGTTTTTCGGGGATTATAGACCCTAAAACACTTGTCTTTGTTAGAGAAAACAACTACTGGAATATGTACTTATGTCCGTGTGGAGGCCAGGACCACACAGCCTCAAGGGCAGTACACAAAAACAAAAATGGAGAAAAGTGTTTGGCCGACATATTGCATTGCTATCCGAATGGAAGAAAGTGGCTTATCACGACCAACGAATCAGATAGACGTATTTTTGTAGCTATATCAACGGATGAGAGAGAAGCAATAAGTAATACTATCTTTGTTTCCAATGCTCTGAGGGAAGAAGAAGAAATGTGTTTAAAGATGTTGAAGGAATCACAAAGGAATATCTGCAAATATATGAATAAAGTCAAGAGAACACACCCGACACCTAATGATTTGTTCGTCTTGCACGCTACGTATGGGTATCCTCCTTCTGTAGTTGAAAATATATTCGGAGACATAAAGAATGAAGATCATGATAGATATCTCGAACTACTACTGGAACATAAAAGAATAAGCAAAGCCAAGAAAGGCGAAATCCATGAGTAAAAAATCGTACGTACCATTACATTGCCATAGTTACTATTCGTTATTAGACGGATTATCTTCTCCAAAAGATATCGTAGACAGATGCGTAGACATAGGTCTGCCGGGATGCGCTCTTACTGATCATGGGAATATAGCTGGTATGAAAATTTTTTACGATACAGCGAAAAAGGACGGCATCAAACCAATCATTGGAGTTGAATTATATATATGCGAAGAAGATGCGTCTATAAAAAAGACAACAAACAGAAAAAGATACCACCTTATAGTATTGGCTAAAAACGATGATGGTATAAAAGACCTGATGGGATTGATAAGTGAGACGAACAGACCAGATTATTTTTATACAAAGCCAAGAATACACTTAGAAGGCATCAGACCGTTTGCAAAAAACGGTAATTTGATTTGTCTTTCTGCCTGTATCGGAGGTCAATTACCAGTAAATCTTTTTACAGATTTTAAAGAAGCCGCTCAAGTAAGTCAACATGGAACACATAAAGAACAGGTAAGGGCCTATCTTAAGCCAAATTGGAAAGAAGTTGCAAAATCTATAATCGAACAACATATAAGTATTTTCGGCAGAGAGAATTATTATTTAGAGATACAAGAAGAGGGAATGGATATTCAAAGTGTGGTTACAGACTGCTTAAGAGAACTCGGTAAAGAATTGGGGATAACAACCGTAGCTACGATAGACGCTCATTACGCCAGGAAAGAAGATGCAGAAGATCAAAGAATTTTACTGTGTGCTCAATTACACACAACGAAAGAAGAGCAAGACAAGAAAAGGATGGATGGCTTTGACGGTATGGACTTTTTTGTCTCAGACAACTACTATATACCGACATATGAAGAAATGCTAGAAAAATTCACTCCAGAAGAATTACAGGCTTCCGTAGACATAGCGGATCAAATACATTATTCTTCTATAGGGCATAATCCTTATCTTCCAAAATTCACGAATGAAGAATCTGAAAAACTTAAAATGAATTCTCGTGATTATTTGAAATATCTATGTATCGAAGGAGCAAAGAAAAAACTACAACACCTTAGTCCAAAAATGAAGCAAGAATATTGGGAAAGACTACAAAAGGAGTTGATCGTTATCAATGAGGCCGGTCTTGCTGACTATTTTTTAATTGTTTGGGATGTATGCAATTTCGTGGATAAACACAAAGGACCAAGAGGCCATGGCAGAGGGTCTGGCGCTGGTTCTCTTGTCAACTTTTTGACGGGTATTACCGGGATTGATCCTCTAGAATATGGACTGTTTTTTGAACGATTTTACAATATGAGCAGAAATGTTCCTCCGCATTTCAATGTTGGACAGACAGATTTTATGTCGTGGATGTCTGAAAATTTTGAATTGTTTCACACCAGAGACATAGGAGAGGAAAGAAAAACGGTCAGCAAACACCTTGCCAGAAGGATACAAAATAATAACATAAAATTTACCACAAAAATGAGACAAGAAGTAGAATGGATAGATAAAAATAATCCCAAGATGTGGATGTATCTTAATGATATGATAAAAGCGAAGCCAGCAGAAAATAAATCCAATTCTCATTTGGCATTCGGGCTGGGAATAACTCTGGCTGGTAGAAACGAATTGATAGAAAACAAAGATGTTATCACACATGACGGACATATAAGCTTGCCTGATATTGATACGGACATAGGAGTTCTATTCAGAGAAAAGGTCATTTCATATCTCAAAGAAAGATGGGGGAGTCAGTACGTTGCTCAGATGATAACTTTCGGCAGATTGCAAGGGAAGGCTGCGTTAAAAGAAGTGTTCAGGACTCAGCCCGGGACAGTACAGCATTTAATGAAAGTAAAGGCCTTAAAGGAAGGCAAAGACACACAAGAGATTAATATTACACCCCATGATTTGTGTAACGAAATAACTAAATACATACCAGACGAAGCATCTATCGCCGACGAATTAAACGGAGCCAGAGAAGATCATGGAGATGACTATGGTATCTTACAATGGGCGATTCACAACGTGGAACAAGTCCAAAACGCATATAAATGGTATAAACCATTATTCGATCAAGCAATGAGAATAGAAGGAACAAAAAAATCCCAATCAAAACACGCCGCTGGAATAGTAATAGCCGACAGACCTATAGAGGAATTATCCCCATTGGTCTATGATCCAAAAAGCAAGAGTAGAGTAGTTGGTTTAGAAATGGGAAGCGCTGAAAGTGTTGGCGCTGTTAAGTTCGATTTCTTAGGGGTAGTGGCTCTTGATAAAATCATGACAGCAGAAGATTTGATAAACGGCAAAGAAGCTATACTTGAAATAGATGAAGGAGTTTTGGATGGAGAAGATTAACCATGCGACACACATGAAAACAATATTCTGTGATATAGATGGGTGCGTTTTTTATCATTATGGAAATATAAAACAAATAATGTCAGAAGAGGCAAGCATATTACCTGGAGTCCAAGAAAAGTTCTACGAATGGCACAATCAAGGATACACAATAATTCTAACGACTGGAAGACCAGAAAGTCTAAGAAATTTTACAGAAAAAGAATTGTGTAAATTTGGCTTGTTCTATAATCAATTAATTATGAATTTACCAAGAGGACAAAGAATAATCATTAACGATATCAAACCTAAGTCAAAAGAAAAAATGGCAGTTGCATTTAACCTTAAAAGAAACAAAGGAATGAAAAACGTTGACATATAACCTTGCAATAGGACCAATGAGTGCCGAGATTATAGAATCTGTCTTTAAATATTCTCACAATTTCAATAAGCCATTAATGTTGATAGCTTCTCGCAATCAGATAGATACCGACAGTGGATATGTTTGTACGACATCTGAATATATGGAAATGGTCGAGAAACTACGAAGAAAATTCCCTAGATCACAAGTGCTTATTTGTAGGGACCACTGTGGGCCTGGCTTTGGTCCAAAATGGGAAAACATCAATGATCTTGAAGCTACAAAAAAAACCATAAAAAACGACCTGGAACATGGATTCGATTTGATACATATAGATTTGTGCAAAGCTAAATGCGATTCTCACAAACAAAGACTTTCATTGACAAAAGAAATGATGTCTTATGCGATAGATATAAGATCAGACGTATTGTTTGAGATTGGAACAGACGAAAACGTTGGAATTCCGGAAGATAATGTAGACAGAATAGTCTCAGACCTAAAGTCTTGTCAAGAAATAGCAAACCCAATATTCTATGTCGTGCAAACCGGAAGTTTAGTTTCTAGATATAAAAACTCTGGAACTTTTAACAGAAATTTAGCAAAAAGTATGGCCCAAGCATTGCACGAAAATGGAGCTAAGTTAAAAGAACACAATGCAGACTATCTCAATGAAAAACAAATAAAAGAGAGAAATGGAATTGTTGATGCATTCAACATAGCGCCACAACTTGGTGTAATACAAACAGAAACGACTATATTACAATCGCTTATTTATGGTATAGACATAGAACCATTTAAGGAATTGGTTGTTCGATCTGGAAATTGGAAGAAGTGGTCAAATTCCCAAGACGAAATGGAACAGCTTATGTTGGCTGGTCATTATCATTTTGCCGATGATGAATATAGGCGTTTGATGAAGAAATTATTAGAAAGAAATTGGGCTACAAAAAAAGCCATTCAGCAGTATATGTGGCTATTAATTGAACATTATTTATTTTCTATGGGGTAGAATTATGTTGATAACGGAAAAACCTTGGGGCAAAGAAATTCTAATTACTGTTCAGGAAAAATATATGGTTAAAAAATTATATATGAACAAAGATGCTCGGTGCAGTTTACAATACCATGTACATAAAACAGAAACCGTATATGTTTTAAGTGGCCTACTGTTGCTAACCTGTGACAAAAATACAATCACGTTGTCTCCTGGGGACTCATACACAATACATGCCGGGACTATTCACAGGATGGAAGGCCTTGAAGATACAGTATATCTAGAAGCATCAACTCCTGAAAATGACGATGTAGTTAGAGTGGAGGATGATTATGGCAGAGAATAAAAAATACAAAGTTATAATACCGACAGCAGGCGTTGGGTCCAGACTTGGTAATCACTGCGACCATGTTAACAAGACATTAGTTCCGGTGGCGAACAAACCAATCTTGTCTTATATAATAGAGAAATTTAGTAAAGATGTTGATATTATAATTGACCTAGGATACAAGGGGGAGTTAGTTAAAGAATTTCTAGAATTAGCTTATCCAGAAAGAAAATTCACCTTCGTTTGGGCGAACAGGAATGGTTTAACATCAGACCTGTGCGATTATGAACAAATGCTCCAATGTCCATTTATCTTTTTCACGAACGACGCCATAGTAGAAGAAAGCGTACCGCCGCCAGACCACAACTGGATAGGATATGCTTCAGTGCCTGCTGGCCAGGATTATAGATCGATAGTGTTTGATTCCTGGGATAATCAGTTGGTTAGCAAAGTTGAGGAAAAGGGAATACATACAGAAGCACCATCATATATAGGTATCTGTGGCATCAAAGATTATAAGATATTTTGGGATAGAATGAGATTGGCTTTGGAAAATGGTACGAAGAATCAGGGAGAATCTTTTTCGCTGTCCGCAATGGCAGAGAGTGGATTGTTAAAAGGGAAGGAATTTAGTTGGTATGACACAGGAACCACCGCCGCTCTAAAACACGCTAACAAAGTTTTATCTACCGGAAACGACATGAACATTCTACCTAAAGAGCAGGAACATATATGGTTCTGTAATGGCAAAGTTATCAAATTTTCTACAGACAAAACCTTTATATCAGATCGCGTCAAAAGAGCTAAACTGCTTGAGGGATACGTCCCTGAGATAATAGGACAAACAGAACATATGTATTCGTACAATATGGTTGAAGGAGAAATTTTTTCTAAAACAGTAAATGTCCCAAGATTGAAAAATCTTATGTTCTTCATAGAAAAACTATGGGGAAAACAAACGTGTCCATCGAAAAAACAAATAGAAGTTTATCGAAAATTCTACGAAGACAAGACTAGAGCAAGAGTCTCTGAATATTTCCGTAGGTTCGACAAGAAGGATTCTGAGCACGTAATAAACGGTGTCAGAGTCCCGACAATAGAGGCTCTTTTGTCTAAGGTTGATTGGACACATCTTTCAGAAGGACATACTGGCAGGGTCCATGGAGATTTGCACTTCGAGAATATAATAGATACAATTGCTTCCTTTTGTCTGCTAGATTGGAGACAAGATTTTGGTGGATTAGATAAATATGGAGATATTTATTACGACTTGGCCAAGCTGTGGCACGGACTTATCGTATCTCATTCTGTTATTAATAACAATATGTATGAAGTAAATTATATAGACGACATAAATGAATCTTTGCCTATTGTTAATTTCGAATTAATGAGAAAACAGACTCTTATTGATTGCGAAGAATGGCTTGGAACTTATATAGAAAAAAATGATTACGATCTTAATAAAGTAAAAATATTAACAGCATTAATATATTTAAACATAGCTTGCCTACACCACACTCCCTATGCTGAAATGTTGTTTTATCTAGGAAAATATATGTTGAACAATCTGCTTAAGGAACAATCTCATGGCTAACAAATCTAGTTTACAACATGGTCTGACCCTTATCAACAATGACTACAAACACGTTTTAGAGTTTGGTGTTTGTAGAGGGGGAACCATTAGAACTATAAGAGAATCTCTTGACGAATCTTTCTCTGTGTTTGGTTTTGATTCCTTCAAAGGATTGCCAGAGCCATGGGTGGACAAAGATGGTAAGGTTGTCGTCCCAGCAGAATATTTTTCGACAGGAGGTGTTGTGCCGAATGTAGACGGAGTAAAGTTCTTCGTTGGATGGTTCTCCGATACAATACCAGATTATCTCAAAATATCACAACCCATAGCTCTATTGCACATTGATTCTGACCTATACAGTTCTGCAAAAGAAATACTCTGGTCTCTGAACGATTGCATAGTAAATGGGACAATTATAGTCTTCGATGAATGGTTCTATAGACACAAGCCAAAGTTTGATGACCACGAGAAAAAAGCATTTTACGAATGGGTAGAAGAGTTTAAAGTTCTGTTTGAAATAATAGAATTTTCAGATAAAACTCCGTGCGGCGAAGAAAGAAAAATCATAAAAATACTAGAAAGGATATAATAATGAAAATAGCCTTGTGTTTAACGGGCATGGCTTCTCATCCTGGAAAAAAGGTCGTCGGTGGACAAATGTGGGATGGCAAGACAGGAAAACGTACGCCGGTTGAATGGGAGAGAGGATTAGAACATTACAAGAAGCACATATTTGCCCATAACGACGTAGATGTATTTATGCACACTCCAAGCGTTTCTGTCGAACAAGAACTCAGAGATGCCTATACTCCAAAAGGCGCATTGTTCGAACTCGATCCCGTATTCAACACAGACGGGACTATTTCGGATAAAAATTATCCAGACGGAGTAACCTCTAAGACTCAAATAACCATAGCCAGATGGTATAGTATATTTAAGTGTATGCAATTGAAAAGGGAATACGAGAAGAAGAAAAACTTCAAGTACGATATGGTCATGATAGGCCGTTTTGACGTTGCCTGGATGACGGACGTACACTTTGATCAGTTCGACCCAGAGAGCTTCTATGCGTCCAACTGGTGCGTAATGAAACAGCCTAATGGGGCTGGTATCAGACATGAAGATTGGTTTTTCCACGGATGGGACAAGAAGAACGATAAAACACTAAAACACACACATACGGGATACCCACATACACCGCATTATCCAGCACTTGCCGATTATTGGTTCTTTGGTGGATCAGAAATCATGGACAAGTTTGGAGACCTGTATTTGGATATATATAAATTCTTGAGAGAAGGAGTCCCAAGCAATCATGAATTCGCGCTAAAACAACTGAGGAAGAAGGGTTTGTTGGACAAATTGAAATTCGCTTTTCATATACATAACGACTGCTTTTTGGCTAGATTCGTCTATACGGATTGGAGAAAGTAATGCGAAGAATCTTTATTGATGTAGGAAGTCACCACGGACAAACCATAGAGATGTTACTTAGGCCTAGATTCAAGATTGATCATATCTTTGGATTCGATCCCGCTCCGTCTTGTCAGAAGATTTTGGAAGCAAAATTCGCTGACAACCCAAAGGTTACTATCGTCAAAGCTGGTTTATGGTCTAGGGAATGTGATATGGAGCTAGAAAACGAGGGTAGTCAGGGAGGAACTGTTCATAAGGATTATCAAACTACTTGCAATCCAGAAATCAGAACTGCAATGTGTAAATTCATCAGGGCATCTGATTGGTTTAGAGACAATATATCGCAAGACGACAAAGTGTTCTTGAAGCTCAACTGCGAAGGATCAGAATGTGAAGTTGTTAACGATCTGCTTGATAGCGGAGAATATAATAAAGTTTCTGATACATTAATAGATTTTGATATCAGGAAAAGTCCGTCGCAGAGACACAAAGAAGATGAATTAAGGCAAAAAATGGAAAAAATGAATATTAAAAACCTTCACATATACATGGGAGACAATAGACACATGGTTTTGATGTCTGTTGTTAGATAGGAAAGATCGATGGATAAAAGAAAAGAATCTATTTGGTTGTATTGGGATAACAAACCAGGGTGTATATCTCCCCCGGAATATATACAGCTTTGCTGGGCCACTATCCAAAAACATTGTTCAAAAGATTTTGAAATCAAAATGGTAAATACAGATAACGTCAAGCAATTTCTTCCAAATATATCTGAACAATTTTTTACGATATCTCAAATTAACAATAAATCTAATTATCTGAGATATCACCTATTAAAAGAGCACGGTGGAGTTTGGCTCGATAGTGATTTGATTTTGTTTAAAAGTTTGAAACCTATGTTAAATTTACTTACAGATGAGATAGACCTTGTTGCGACAGCTTCTCCAACACTAAAATATGGACAACCAGAAAGTGGATTCATAGTTTCTAAAAAGAATGGATTAATAATATCTAAAGCAGTCTCTTTAATAGATCATTGTATTAATCTTCAAAAACCAGGACATGTATTCAAATGGGGGTCTCTTGGTCCCGGCATTCTTAGACAAGCCGTGTCGAAACATAGATACCATCACCTAGACCACAGATTGATGATGCCGATAGCATCATGGGAAGCTTTCCGTTTCGAGGGCAAAGAACCCATGGATAGATACATAATTCAGGACTCATTTGGATGTATGCTATTCCACGAAATGTTCAGACAGTCTAACAGTAAATTCTTGTCTATGACCAAAGAGCAAATAATGGAGAGCGATACGTTCCTTGGAGGTTTATTCAGAAAGGCCATTATTGACGATGGATAAGTGTCTTTGGAGAGACATACCGGGTTACAATGGTAAATACCGTGTTTCTACGAACGGGGATGTCATAAGTTTAGCCAGGAAGAATATTGGATGGTATAAACTGAAACAAAGAATTGACAATAATGGGTATTTATATGTGATTTTGTACTACCACAAGAAAAGAAAACAGATAAACATACATAGATTGGTTGGAGAAGCTTTCCTTGGCCCTATTCCAAAAAATTACGAAACCAGACACTTGGATGGGAACAAATTGCATAATGCATTATCTAATCTGAGATATGGAACACCATACGAAAATGCACAAGATAGAATTCTGCACGAAAAAACTATTGCTGGGTCCAAAAGTCCAAGATCAAAATTAACAGAAGAAGATGTTGATGATATAATAGAGCTTATTGAAAACGGGGTATCTATCATTAATATAGCTACAAAATTTCATGTGCATAAAACTACTATCAGTAAAATAAAATGCAATAAAAATTGGAAACACAAAGTAAAAGACATGATTTCTGCTCGCAAAGGTAAATCGATCGATCTAAATGACGCCAAAAAATAAAGAGAATGATATCTGTTGGTAAAACGAATGTTGAAGTAGCTAGGGAATTTGACATGAGTACAAGCACTGTCTGCGATATTAAATACAATAGAACTTGGAAGGATTTGAATAGATGAAAATCAAAATTGTAACTACCCACATCTCCGCAAAGCTGAGAATGCAAGTTTTGATCCCAACACTAAAAAGGTATGGACATTTTTTTACGCAAGATTCTTCTGTCGCAGACTTGTATATCTTAGATTGCATGAGAGTAGATCATATACCAGAAAAAATTATAGAAGAATTGTCGAAATATAAAGGACAACTTATCCTAACTTCTCTTGGAGATTGGAGTTCGTTCAATACGAACATGAACGGGAGAGGTTTGCCAGATGACGTAATAAACAAAGCAAAGGCGTTTGCTAAAATACAGTGGACAAAAAATCCAAACGATTATGACCCAAGAATATATGCGAAAAGAATGACAATGCAACCTTTTTTGATAGGGGGTTTACCGAAACCGTCAGACATAAAGAAATCTTGTGTGTTGTTTTACGGTCTACCAACGGGAGATTTAAAAACAGAGAATAACCTTAGAATCAATGCTTGCAGATTGCTGTATGACAAACCTATTTTTCGTGGGGGCATAGTCGGACAAGAACCAGGAGCGGAAAGAGATATTTCTGGAGTAGAAACTGGTCGTGTTCCTAGGCCGATGTACTTGAGAATGATTAATAATTCTCTTGTGTCTCTTTGTCTCCCTGGGAACAGTGTTCTGACATATAGACATTTTGAAAGTATGGGATTAAAATCGTGCATTATTACATGTTCTTTGGACGATTTTCAATGGATGAACAAATTAGTCGCTGGAAGAGATTATTTAGAGATAAAACCAGACCTATCCAATCTAGAGGAAGTATGCGATATAGCAATGAAAAATATCGATGAGACAAAAAGTATAGCTGAAAATGCATACGGACTATATCAATCTTATTATCGCCTGATGGACGACGGAGGTATGACAGAGAATATGTGGTCCGATATTAGTTCTCAATTCAAGGCTTTGGGTATAGACTTGTAGGAGTATCAAATGAGCAAATCGAATGAAATGTGTTTTATGTCTGTGGCAAATGATCCTTATCAAAAGTATATACCCTGGTATTTATATTTTTTGAACAGGGCATATCCAGAAGCTAGAAAAATAGTAATGGTTGATAGACAGCTTAAACAAAATGTTAAAGATATGATGAATCTTCTGTCTGGGAATTTTCGCGTTATAGAAAATGCTTTCCCAGAATATCTTCTTACAAGCGGAAAACAAATAAAATGTCTAAGATGGCTAACTTTTCTCGAAGAATTCAATGAATTCAAATGTTTATCCATAGGGGATATTGACATGGCGATATACAGAGAAGAACCGTCTTACATGGACCAGCATCTCAATCATTGTAAAAAAACTGGTCTTCCTTACAGCAATTTTATTCGCCCAACTGCTCCAAGAAGAGTGTGCGGGATTCATGTAGTACAGCCAAAGGAGTGGTTCGACATTATGAGACCTATTATGTGTAAGTACAGAGCGCTTTTGAAAAACGGTTCAATAGATTTGCCTAGCCAAGGTTTCAATGAACAACTTCTGTTAAAAATGATAGAAGAATCTTCTCTTGGTACCCCACCCCCGAATCTTTCTGAGTCTTACTGGAGTTCTCTTGTTACATCAAATCATCATGGAACTCATATTAGGCTAGCAGAACATCAGGGGATTAGGGGATTAAGTTTTGCTAATAATTATCAGTACCATAAAGACCAGATAATCGAATCTGTGAAAACACAGAAATTTCAAAGATTATCTGCAATGTCTCCGGATATAGGCAATCTACTTAGGGTTACAGCATCTGCGTATGAAAAATTCTAATTTCTGAAAATGGTTTTGTTATTTGAAGGTATAATATTGTATGATAAAGTTTTCGCAATGCAATTGTGTAGTAGACAAAGGTAATTTCGACATAAAGAAAATCCCAAGAGACTGTTCCTCTGTTTGGAGGTTGATATCTAGTGGATATACAGTAGGAATATTTCAATTGGAGAAAAAGCTTGGTCAAGATTGGGCTAAGAAAGTAAAGCCTAAAAGTATTAGCGAACTTGGGGTTTTGATTTCTATCTTGAGACCTGGACCCTTAGAAGCAGGATTAAGCCAAGAATATGTCGACATTAAATTTGGCAGAAAAAAACCGAGTTATCTTCATCCTAAACTAGAGACAATTCTGGGCGACACACACGGTATCATGGTCTACCAAGAACAAGCATTGTCTATCGCCACGGACCTTGCTGGATTCAACCCTATTGAGGCAGACACTCTCAGGAAAGGTATTGGCAAAAAATTACCAGAAGTAATCCAAAAACTCAAAAACATATTTGTCGAAGGATGTAAAAATCATTCAAATATAGACAGCAACATAGCAGAAGAAATTTTCCACTGGATTGAAAAGTGTCAACGCTACAGTTTCAATAAATCTCACGCAATATGTTATGCGACAACCGGGTACATGACTTCTTGGCTAAAATGTCATTTCCCCCAAGAATTTTTCACGAGTTTTTTGATATACTCTCAGTACAAGAGTGATCACAAAGAAGAAATATACAGATTGGTTCAAGATGCTAGATTATTTGGAATTGACGTATTTCCTCCGGACATAAGAAGAGGCAATACTAATTTCAGAATGATAGAAAATCCTTCTGTCGGGATAGCTTATGGATTGTCTCACATCAGAGGGGTTGGTCAATCCGCTATCACTAAAATTACTGGTGCGATAGACAATAGTCTTGATCAGCAAATTGGCCTCAAGACTTGGCCAGACTTTTTGGCTTCAGTTCCTCACTTTCATAGAAATGTCGGAATAGCATTAATCAAATCTGGTGCGTGCGATTGTTATGGAATGCACAGGAATGAAATGGTCAGAGAGTTAGAAACTATACTTGGGACTACGACCCGTGATCACGAAGGGAAAAAACAGGAAATAAAAGGTTTAACAGATAAAGAAAAACAATATTTCTTTGACAAACTAAGAAAATCTAATATGACAACCAGAGAGATATTACAACAAATGTCGGAATCACCTGGAGAGAAATCTAAATCTATCACACAGATGTCTAAGTCCGAATTAGTTTCTGTTGCACAGACGTACATGAGAAACAAAATAGAGCAAAATACAGCAATATGTGTGGGAGAACAAAATGTTAAATTTGCATTAGAACAAAACTCAAATGACTGGATTAATTCATTTACCAAGTTAACAAAAAAACAGATAACAGACATACTCAATAAAAATGGATATCAACAATCTGTCGTTAAACCACCTTGTTCAAGCGATAGACGAAGAAATATAATGGCACAAAAGGCAAAAAAACTCGAACCAGATATTTTCGACACCAACAGAGCTAATGCAACAGCAGAAAAACATTTCCTAGGTATTTCTTTGTCTTGCTCACAAGCGGACGATGCTGATGATAGTTTGGCCACGCATACATGTCTTGACGTAGCAAAGATGTTCAATAATACTAGTGCCGTTGTTTGTGCTATTATAGACTTAGTCAAACATACAAAGACAAAAAGGGGTAGAAATCCTGGACAGCCGATGTGCTTCCTCACCATTTCTGATTCTACGTATTCGATAGATCACGCTGTTGTTTTTCCTGATTCGTTCCAGAAATTAAAAGGTCTATGCAAAGAAGATACCATTTGTTTGGTCTACGGAACAAAGAAAAACGGTAGTTTTATCGTAGAAGATATCAAAAAACTTATTTAAATTGAAACAAATACGAGACTTAAACGTATAATGTAAAAAGAACTGGTTATATTTTAGAAAGGAAAAAAAATGGCTGAATTGGGTGTGTTTGGAGTAGGTGTTGCAGTTGCTGACGCTGAGTTCCGGGAAATCGCCGGTAACAACAAGGTTTGTACAGTTAACTTAGCATTTAATCGTGGTTTTCAGGACAAAAACAAGGAATGGAAAAACGAAGTCTGTTTTTTGCGTGCGCAAGTTTGGGGCAAAAAGGCAGAAAAGATGAGAGAGACTGTAAAGAAAGGTACTCCAGTTTACGTCTGTGGCTTTATGAAGCAAGATTCATGGGAAGACGATAGCGGACAAAAGAAGGTTGCGTTTTCTATCAATCTTAAGGATTTCCAAGTTTGTACTAAGTATAGCAAGACACAAAAGAGTGATGGTAAGAAGTCGGCACCCGTTGGTGCTGGTCAAGGTGTTGATCCGGTACAGCAATCAGATTATTCGGATAGTGAAATCCCGTTCTAGTAAAGGCAATAATGGAATACAAGGATGACTTAAAAATAATCATACAACGCCTAGCTAGAAAAAATGCGGCATTATATTCGTATTCCTCTATGGATCAGGACGATTTAGAACAAGAAGGCTATTTAAAATTAGCCGAAATTAGTTGTCGCAAAGACACTATCAAGAATTTCCATTCATATGCAATAACCGCGATATCTCGTGCTATGAGAGAAGCGGCTATCAAATCGACCAGTTCTGTTTCTGCGCCGTATAAGGATAAAATCTTATTCTATAAAATAAGAAATATGATAGCTAGTGGATTGAATGAGACAGAGATTTGTGATATTCTAGATATAACGAAAGCAAAGCTATCTAAAATAAAAACAATCGTTAAATGTAAATCGTTCGACCAATTATATTTTGAACCGTCATTTGATCAACAACCGTATTATTTTTTATCAGATATTTTATCTTCTAAACATCTTCGAATAAGAGACAAGAGATTGATTTTAAGCAAAATATATCATCTTGAGACAAGTGGAAGAGTGTCCGCTAAATCTTTGTGGAGAAAATTGAAGAGATTACGTACTAAAATGAACAAGATAGGATATCGGATGACGTCTGTTTAACTGGAGAGGAATTATTCTGTGGCTAAAAAACGAATTTTGTTCGTGGGAGAAGCATCATTTCTTGCTACTGGATTCTCTACCTATTGGCATGAAGTCATAAAAAGAATTCATGAAACTGGTGAATTTGAGATAGCGGAACTCGGATCATATGCTCATGACGACGACCCCAGATGTCAGCAAGTTTTGTGGAAATTTTATCCCGTTGCCCCATCTCGTAACGACCAAAAATCTATTCAACAATATATGTCTAGACCAACAAATCAATTCGGAGAATGGAGATTTAATCACGTCTGCCTGGATTTCAAGCCAGATATTGTTCTTATGATTCGTGACTGGTGGATGGACGAATTTGTTTTGCGTTCTCCATTAAGGGATAAATTTAAGGTAATATGGATGCCAACGATAGATGGAGAACCACAAAGAGAATTGTGGTTAGATTCATATAAACAGTGTGATAAAATTTTGACTTATTCAGAATATGGTATGAATTTATTGCGCAAAACGGCTCGTCCCGGAACTAAATTAATTACGGTAGCTTCTCCTGGAGCAGACCTAGAAATGTTTAAGCCACCAGAAAACAAAAGGGATCACAAAGCTAGAATGGGTATTGATCCTAATTCCAATATTGTAGGTACTGTTATGCGCAATCAAAAGCGTAAATTGTATTATGACCTGATAGAAGCATTCAGTAATTGGGTTAATCATTCTAACTCAAGGGGACATACAGAATTAGCTAAAAGAACTTTTTTGTATCTTCACACAAGCTATCCAGATGTTGGGTACGATATAGGAAAAGCGATTATTGATTTTAAGGTAGGAAATAAGGTAATTATGACATATTTATGTACAAATTGTCAAACCGCATATCCTTCATTTTTTACTGGAGAACTGGCTGTTTGTCGTAAATGCGGAAAATTGTCTGCGCATCCACCCAATGCAAATCATTCGTGTCCGAGGAATGTTTTAGCCGACATTATGAAATCTTTTGATTTGTATGTTCAGTATTCAATATGCGAGGGTTGGGGTATGCCTCTAACAGAAGCACAGGCTTGTGGAGTCCCAACTATGGCTGTCAACTATTCGGCCATGGAAGATCATCTACAGTGTCCTACCGCTATTCCTGTCGAAGTAGAAAGATTCTTCTGGGAAGCGATAATAGAAACAGAACAGAAAAGAGCATTACCAGATAATAGAGATTTTATTCAAAAATTAAATAAGTTTCTTAAACAGAATGAATCCAGAAGAAATGAAAAAAACCTACAAACCAGACAGTATGTAGAAGAACTTGTTGAAACATATGGCCAAACTGCAAAAATGAGACGAAGAAGTTGGGAAAGAACTGCTGCGATCTGGATACAAGTAATCAAGGAAACAGAAATATATGATCAGAACAATACTTGGCTCAAACCAGATGTGGACATTAACGAACCCGACCTAACTGCACCAAGCAATAATATGAATAATAGCGAATTCGTTAATTGGGTTATAGGCAAGATATGGAAAAGACCAGATATGATAAATACATATTTTGCGGCAGATTGGCTAAAAGCCCTTAATAGCGGTTCTAGGACGATAGGCGACAAAACAGTCCCGTTCGACAGAAGGATGATGATAGAACATTTTATGGGTATGGTTAAAGAATCTAATAATTTGGAAATGCAAAGAATCCATGGATTACAAGAATCAAAATCTAATTCTGTTAGCGTAAATATTTTCTAGAAAGGTTCTTATTTGATGAAAGTTTGTTATCTTGGAGTATTTAAAGATGGTACTGGCTACGGCAATCAAGCTGTAAACAATATGTTAGCCATGGACCGAGTCGGGATAAATGTCGTTGCAAGATCAATTAGACTTTCTCAAAACATCAATTCTACTATGGCAAAAAAGGTCAAACACCTAGAAGACAAGTCTACCGATGACGTTGATGTGGTTATTCAACACGTTTTACCACATCAATTTGAATTTAAGGGTGGCGTCAAAAATATAGGATTATTTGACTGGGAGACTACAAATTTCTTGCGATCAAATTGGTCTCATTGCTGTAATATGTTAGATGAAATTTGGGTACCTTCGATACAGAATGTTGCTGCCGTTAAAAAAAGTGGTGTGTCTTTGCCTGTTAAAATATTGCCATGTTCATGCGATACAGAAAGATTTGACAAAGAATATGAATCATTAAAGATTCCACGCACCGATGGTAAATGTGTTTTTTATACAATAGGAGAAATGACTAGACGTAAAAATATTATAGCAATTATAAGAGCTTTTTACAGCGCTTTTAGTGTTCGGGATGATGTTGTCTTAGTTATTAAAACAAATCTCCCTGGCAAAACTTCCGAAGAAGCAACAAATATCCTTAAATCAACGATAGATGATATAAAAAAATCCATGCATATATATATGAGGCATAATTATTACCCTCCGGTTATTTGTATTACAAATCCAGTATCGGAACAACAAATATGTGAGCTACACAGAACTGGAGATGTTTTTGTTTCGGCTAGTCATGGTGAAGCATGGGGAATACCGGCTCACGACGCCATGGGGTTTGGAAATCCAGCGATACTTAGTGCTTGGGGTGCTTATCCAGAATTGATGCTGAAAGACGCCGAAGATTATTGGCAAGAAGATATTCAGTTGTTCCATGGATATCCGCGTGATACAAAAATTGGATGGTTAATAAATGGTCAGTTAACTCCATGTTTCGGTCAAGTGGACACGTTTCCAGACCTATATACTGGACAAGAAATGTGGTACGAGCCCAATATAGGCACTCTAGTGTCTCATATGCAAGAAGCTTACGAAGAATGGGCAAGCGGCAAACTACAACGTCGTGGTAACTTGGCAAAACAAAGGGCAAAAGAATTCTCTTATGAAAAGATAGGCATGATAGCTAAGAAAAACTTGGAGAGCGAAAACTAATGGTTACACCAATTTCTACCGCCTTACGAAGCGTAAACAGAGATAAAAGCAAACCTCTCAATATTTTGTTTGCCCTAAATCACGAAGCATATCAAGCGACTTTGGCAAAGACTGGCCACAATTTTTATATGTTGAATCATCCTAAGTTTCATCAATGGGACCAGAGAGAAAGAGCCATGCCAGCCAATATAATCCCTCTCGGAAATGGGGATTTGTCTCGACAACTCAAAATAGATATTGCTTTTGATCTAGTGTTAACCCAAAACAGAATAGATCATTATCCAATCATGAGCCAAATAGCTAAACAAATCAATGCACCTTTATTGCAAATGGAACACACATTACCATGGCCAGACTGGACAGATCAAACGATAGAACAAATAGGAAACCTCAAGACCAATCACGATATATTCGTGGCAGATTTTTCTGCCTTCGCCTGGTTTAGAGACCCAGAAGACAAGAATGTACAAATAATTAGACACGGTATGGACACAGATTATTGGAATGGATGGGTTGGTGGAGACGGCAAGGTTATGACTGCCGTCTGGAATTATTTGACAAGAGATAGGATTTGTGGTTTTTCAATATGGAAAGAAGTAACCGATGGCCTAGAAGTTAATCCATGGGGCGATAGTCCGGGATTTTCTGTAATGGCTGACAACACAGACCATCTTAGAGAACTATATAGACACGCCTCTGTATTCCTCAATACCACACTTTGGTCGTCTTGCCCATTCGCGATACTAGAAGCAATGTCCGTTGGCTGTCCGGTTGTTACGACCGCCACAACTTCTCTCCCCGAATTTATTGAGAATGGAAAAAATGGTTTTATAACTAATGATCCAGTACAAATGAAAAAGGCGTTAAAGAATTTAATAGATGACCAAGACATGGCAGCAGAAATAGGGGCTGCTGGAAGGCAGACTGTAATAGATATGTTTGGACAACAACAATTTATTGATGCATGGAATAAGGCATTTTGGAAAGTCGCAGAATGTCCTGTTGGATGCTTAGATTAGAAAAGGAAGTAAGATGAAAGTAAACCTAGGTTGTGGACAAGATATCAGGACAGATTGTGTTAATATCGATAAAATGCCGCCAGGCGATTTTCCCGATTCTATTTATAGACAAGGGGATATTACTAACATAGATTGGTTAACTAAAAGTTCTTCTGTAGAACAAATAATCGCTATCGATTGTCTACAGTATATTCAGTCTGATCGTTTGTCTTCTACTATTGAAAACTGGATAGAAAAACTTGCTATTGGTGGAGTAATAAAAATTCTCGTTCCAGACTGTCTTTTGACAGCGAAATCCTTTTATCAAGGACAAATTAGTTTGGAAGAATATTCTAATATCGTTTTTGGTTTCAGGAAAAACAACGATGTAAGAGTTTCTATGATAGATGCCGGAACCCTTATTAATTTATTAGAAAAATTTAGGATAAAATTGACTTTAAAAAGGTATGAGGGTATAGCTATTTACGTAGAGGGTGTCAAATGTTAACCACAGGATGTGAAGGTTGTTGTTTTCTCAAGGCTAACAAGCAGTGTGCGATAGGTCAATTTAACATTGACCTGAATGGCAAGATGGTCGCTCCAGGATATTGTCGATGCTGCCGAAGTATTTCTTGGGCTAAAGATAAAGGCCTAACAGAGACTGAAGCAATGATACAAGCAATAATAGCTGATAATAAATTGGTGTTCGATCTAATTGTTATATTTGACGAACACAGAGATACCATAAAAGACCTTGAAACTACAATTGGTAATTCGTCTTGGTATAAGAATTATGCAAAAAAAGTTATTATAGCAGATACCACCGGGTTTGGAGATAGAAAAAATCTAGCCATGCAATATCTCCAGAATAACAAACAAACACCAATTGAAATTGTTGCAAATAGTAGTGTAGATCATGAACCTCCTTTGCAGACAGAACAGACTATAAGAAGAATTGTCAAGATGGTCAAATCTCCATTTTTCTTTGTGATTAGGGCCGGTAGCATTGTTCGTAACATCGATGAACTGGCTGTCAGAGTGCAGCAAATACCTGCCAGAGTAATTCATTGGTCTGTTCCATATATGACGCATCAGACATTTCTTCATGAAAACTTCATACATTCTGGTTTATTTATCACAGTGCCATACAGGACATTAATGGCAAATAAGGTCTCAGATACGTTCACAAATGTGCTTGAAGAAGAAAGTAAAACGACTCATATAAAGCTTTCTTGGCTTTGCGAAGGATCATGTATATCACGATGCAAGACGACAAAATAGTAACCGTTATAACTGCGACACAGAATAACGCAGATACCATAGAAAGAGCTATTCTATCCGTAATATCCGGTAATCGTCCGGCAAATAAGGTGATCATTGGAGACAACGATAGTACGGATGGAACGTATGATAAGCTGTGCGAATTATTGGGGGCAGAAAGTGTTACAATAGACGGGCAAACTGGATTACCACCAAAATTTGACGGAACATTACATGGTGTCCCGGTAACTATCTTTCGCCAAAGAAAGAACACTATTGCCAACACTATGAATGTTGCAATGAGGATGAATAATAGGCCTACAAACATCTTTGGGTTTTTGGACCCAACAAGTTGGTACGAAGAAAATAAAATTCAAAGGTCTCTAGATATCTTCAATAAACATTCTTATGTCGCATGTGTAGTAAATGATTATATACAACACGGACGAAATGGTTTGAAAACAAGATTGTTTCTGAGTTCATTCGACGCCCAGAGACTCTTGTCTGAATTTACATATGATTTAAATTTTATGATAAGAATAGAAGCCTTAATAAAACTTCGGAGCGCATTTAACGACAACATACAGAAAAGTGAGGCGTATGATTTGTTATTGCGAATATCTAATGTAGGGTTGATATATCATATACCAGAACCACTACACAATAATCTCGTTGTAGACCTAGATGATTCCGAAAAAGAATTTATTCAAGCTCAAGAAAATCTTATTCGAAGATCAATAATAGAGCAAAATAGGAATAACAATGGCTAAAAAACAAAAAAACAAAGGTAGATTAGAATCCCTTAAAAGAAAAGCGATAGCGTCAGAAGAAATGGCGAATATAGGTCTTGATTTATCTGACGACTTGACTACTATAGGGATTATTTTCAATCACTTAGGTATTTCTCATTTAAACTACACAGGTATAGTGAATATAAACAATTTGTGCAGATCATATTCTGGAGTAGATATTTCAATTTTTTCTCAACACATGATACCACCGTGCGTACAACCTCTGTGTCCAGTATTCAATATATCGTCACTAATTAGATGGAACAATTATCCATTGATATCAACAGATATAACGACAACAAAACTGGCTTTGTCTAGTAATGCATCAAGAATTTATTATTATGCATTTGATCCAGAATTTTTATACAATACAAACACAAGTATCACAGAAATAGAACAGACTTTTATTGATCCAAGAATTTCTGTTGTAGTTAGACATGAAGATCATAAGAAATTAGTAGAATCAGAATTTGGAATAAAAACATGCGAAATAATTATTCCAGATTTTCATATAGAAAATTTTGTTAAATTCATATTGTTGGAGATGAAAAAATGTCAGATATAAATGTGCCGCCGACCAGGATGGACAAAAAACAATTATACAAAGTTCTTATAAGCAAGGGGTATACAAAAGAACAGCTTTCCGATGAGAACGGGAAACTTTTTAAGAGACCAGAATTATTGAAGCAACTTAAGCTATGTCTAGAGAATGAAAAAATAATATCGATTTTGGGCAACGTAGAAGAAATAGATGACGAAGATGACCTTGGAGTTGAAATAAACATGCCAGAAAAAATAAGTTCACAACAAGAGACAGTAGAGATAGAGACGGCAGGCGATGATTTGCCGAAATCACCACCTGACCCTTGCGATCCTGAATGGACTCAATATGTTCTTGGACAATTTATGGATGACGAAGTCGATGGTCAAAATCCAAGAGTAGAAGGGTTGAGACGTATAGCGGGATTAATTCTTGGAGAAATGATTGAAGAAGGTTGTGATCTTGTGTGTTCGCCAACTTCAGAGAATGGTTTTAGGGCTGCTGTCAAGGCCTGGGGTATTTTTATGAACAGAAATACCGGGATTACCAAAAGATTCGAGGCGCTAGCAGATGCTCATCCAGAAAATTGCATAGAAGATTATGCAACTTATCTAGTTGCTATGGCAGACACAAGGGCTAAGGGTCGTATGTTCAGAAATGCACTTTGTTTGAAAAGAGTGGTGTCTGCTGAAGAAATTAGCAAGACTGTAGCTAACTCTTCTGATGTGCAAAGTGGTGGTTCAATACATACAAGTCAAATTACCATGATAAGGATGATGGCTACGAGGAATAATTTTATCATTTCTGATGTATTGGATGATCTTGGAATTGAATATAAAATGGATGAAAATACTGGAGACGTGAACCTTCAATCTCTTACATATGAAGACGCTTTATTGACAGCGAAAAGAATGAGAGAATTAAAAGAAGAATCAACAACCCCCAAAACAGAGAAAGGAACATAATAATGAGTAATTTCCCGAAATCATACATAATGTATAAACCGCGTAGAAGTTGTGACGGCTGTGCATCTCAATGGAGCATATCTTCTAAAAAAGATTGTGTATTTCTAGAAATGGCTAAGCAATGCGGAAAGACAGAAGACGGAAATGCTAAATTTGATTGGGACAAAAAAATCTCTTTCAAATTAGGCGATAGTGATATTGGAGAAATTCTGTCGGTATTAAATGGTATGAAACCAGCGGTTGGACCATTCGACAGCCAGAAAGGAAAACACAAAGGGCTGTTTCATTCCAACCAGAATGGGAATTCAGTTCTTTACTTCGGTAAGGATGACCAGGGTGTTCTCAGAATCCATCTAAGCGTTAAAAGAAGCGATCAACCCAACATCTGCGTAGCCAGTCACAACATTACTATTGGTGAATCCTGTATTTTAAAAACCATCTTGGAAAGGGCTGTAGTTGTTTGCTACAACTGGAACTAATTTGACGTTCTAGACGATTTCAATTGTTTTTCTAGTCTTTCTACTATGGCTTGAATTACTTTTACGTCCGTTCTCAGATTAGAAACATTGCCGTTTATGTCTACTAAACTGTTTTGTATAGAAGATACTTGAGAGGACATAACTTTCACCAGCCGATCTAGTTCGTCTTGTAAATTTTGTCTTTGTTCTTTTGTCTCTTTCTCTATTTTAGTTTTATAGTCTTGTAGTTTCCCTTCTACGAGAGAGACTGCACGAGTATTGTTATTTAATTGATCATTTATTCTTTGTTTGTCTGCGCCAATACTAAAAGCTGTACCTGTCGCCCCACCAATAATACCAATTATCGTGAATATAACGCCATAGATTGCATTAGATTTTTTAGTTATGCCCATCTTATGCCCCTAATTCTATTTGTTCCAGCAAATCTCTTTGCCAGTTGTCTCTTGTGATAATAAGAAAATTCATATTGTGATCTTCATAAAACTGTTGTTTTTTTAACAGTTTATCATCTTTCCTTACTTCCATCAAACCGTCATATTCTATCCATAATTTACAGTCTGGCAGATAAAAATCACATATGCCTCGGCTTGGCTTAGGGAGTTTTTTATGTGGTACATATTCTATATCGTTTAAATACAACCAATCAGCAACATTCGCCTCTGAAGACGAATCATACATATTACCATCTAGTCCCATCGTTTTTGACCACATAATAATCCTTCAAATAAAAAAGGGGGAAGCTATGATCGTTGGGTCAATCAACACATTCCCCCGTATTTCGGTCATTAAGATATTAGAGATATTCTAATTGTACGTAGAGACCAAAAGCCTCTTTAGCTCCAATACTATCCGGACTTGCTGATAGACAAACGTACCAATCGTGACGATCGTCCTGGGTTGCAACACCCGAAATGCTCGTACCACTAGTACCAGCGCTGCTAAGCAACGGGACAGTAACGCTAGAACCTACCGGGGTAAACCAACCGGAATGACTACCTGGAGCGATTGCCGTTCCACTAGAACTAACTCCAGACCCACCATTACAGACTTGCAAAACCTTGGTCGTGACGCCTGTTGCGCCAGTATTGATATTAGACCTATCAAAAATCCTCAGTTCCGCATTTTGTGTCTGAACTGCCGAATCAAACGTAAACCTGACGTTCATCGTTCCAGAGTTGATCGGTACAGCGGACGGCTGAATCGACGAATCTCCATTTATGATGACACCCGAAGGAGTTTCAAATTTACAGTTAGTAGCCTGTGGACCTTGAGAAGAACCATTGCTGGTGGTAATGAAAGTGCTATCTTGATACTGCCCAACTTGAACCGAAGTCCCAAAAGATGCACCGAAAAATCCAAGACCAGATGAATTCAGATTCTGCCAAACTCCACCGCCCTGACCGGCATAAAATGTAATTGCTGCTGCCATTTTTTCACCTCCCTTTTATAGCTTAAAAGTTAAAAAATCCAACTTTTTATACACCAAATTCAAACTTATTTACACATATTCAAGTTCTGCCCTAAAACTGAACGTCTTATCCCCAGGAGTAGTAGGCGTGACAGACAAAGCTACGAACCAGTCATGTCTCGTATCTAGACTGGCTGGTCCAAGAGGACTGATGCCAGATGTAGCTGGAGAATCGACTAAATCCAGTTGTACTCCGGACCCCTCCATTTTAAGCCAGGAAGTGTCTCCTACGCCCGTGTCGCTCTGAAGCCTGCTGGTATGTATAATCTCCGCACCGTACACGTCTAGGCCTACAGGAGCGACTGCCTGATCATTCCCATCAAAAGCTATCAATCTAGCGTTTTGAACAAGAACCTCCTGTGGATGAGTGAACCTTATATTTATGGTAGCCAGGTAATTCGGCAAATTCCTTAGATTGATACCATTTCCTGTCTGGCCGATAACAACTCCAGAAGAGGATATCTTCTTACAGTTATCACATTCTTCGTACGGAGTGTCGCCATCTGTACTTGTTACAAAGGTTCTTCCATTATATTCTCCAATAGACAATGGGTCTCCATAGCCTTCTGGACCAAAAAAGCCAAGAGCTTCACCAGTTTCTATTCTGACATCTGTTTCAGCGAAATAGATATTAATTTCTGACATAAGTATTGCCTTTCGTCTTTATTATACACATTTTAAGCGATATTACCTGAATATGAAAATGTATACCCATTTAATGTGACAACTATATCCACGATAGCGTATGTCCCAACAAAAGCGGCAAAATTGACAGAAGCACCGACTCCTATAAACGCAGATTTGCCAGCGGGAATAGAGATGTTTCGCGTGTGGCTTAGGCTGTCTGCGCCAGAGGTTGTTTTAGAAGATGACATATAGGACGATAATAAACTTTTATCACCCAAAAGTGGGTCTGGATAAATATTTAGGTCGTCTATTTCTCCAAAAGAACCTACGCCTAAACTACATATATCATCGGTGCTTATTGTTACATCTGCCGACAAGCTGATATTTATGGCAGAAGTAGTAGAATTGTAGATTTGTACATATTGGTTTTCAAGAACTGAAGTATAAGCATTTGTCAAAGGACATGAAAGACTCGCACTTCTTTGCGATCCACTGTCGTCGACCAATAATTCAAATCTATAATTGGTTTCCCAGGTATCTTCTATGGCGAAAGTTCTTGTCACTTCTATCAATTGTAATTCGGATAAAAGCTGTGGATAAGTTGCTTGATTATAGTTTGTGTCTCCAGAACCGTACCATTCTGGTGTTTCTAAGGATGAAGTTGGTGAGTGTGTAAAAGAATTCAAGGTGTATGAAATTCCACCAGAAGTTCCATATGTTCTCGTGTATGGAAAAACACTAATGCCCGATCCATATATCTCAGGACTTATTCCGGTTTCAGAGATAGTAGTGAAATCGGACAAAGAATCTATAACGGCGTTCAGTGATTCCCAATAATCTCGAAATCTTTCAGCTAGACCTACATAGGTTAAAATATTCGCTTTTGCAACCACATCTTGGTCGTAATGATATGTCCCATCGTATGTAATATCACTACCGTACAATAAGACACTAGAACCATCTTCTATCTTTAGCGGGATAGATACATCTACAATTGGACTACCAGTGACACTGGGGTCTTCTGCAATTGATTGAGCCAAAAAGTCTCCAAGGGATTGACTTGTGGCATTATATTCATAAGCGAGTTCTATGATCGTTGTGGGATCATTTACATCTTGATTTGGTCCAGTCCTTGTCATATCAACCACCTATACTGGCTTGAACAAATTAACTTGTTGTTCTATAAAAGGCGTATATGTTCCATCCGAATTTTCATTCCACGAAATTGTTACTTCTGCGCCTATTGATAAATAACCTCTATAATTCTCTGGTTCGCCAATATTGGTAACAGCTTGTAATGCAAGAAGTTCGGTACTTAACAAGTTTATTTCTTGCACACCGTTTACAACTGGTTCTACTTCATAGATAGGAGAAGAATCACTTACAAAATCTATTATAGTAGCTTTGAATGTTGGAGGTTTTGGCGCAGAAACTTCTATGTAATAAGCAGTGACACCACCATCTGTAGTCAAAAATTCATTAACCTGAACATCTGTCCCAACTGGCAATCTACCAGGGGCTGTTTGTTTTTCAGACATATTTACTACGTTGAGATATCTCCCAAAAACCTTTGGGTCTCTTACAAGCGTTAATTCGCCAAAAGCATCGGAAACCCAAGCCATTGGTAAGATATGATATTTAGGCTCTGTGTCGCTAGCTCTTTCATCTATTCTTCCCAAAAGTCTTCTCGCCGAACGTCTATTACCCTCGTTTTTTGATCCAACTGATGGGTCTGGCAATTCTTTTTTCAAATTGCGCAATGTTCTATCTAATTTCCAATCGTTTTGTGGAGGTAGTTGTGTGTTGTTAAATTCTGCTGCTTGTCTTCGTAGTTTATCTATTAACTCTTGTTGTTGTCTGATATATTTAGACAAATCGTTTGTATATTGTAAAGCCTTATAAATGGTCTTGACTCCTTGTACCGAAAATGTGATACTTATAGATGTTACGGCTCCTGTAGTCTGTATCTGACTTCCAAGATTAATAGCTGGCAATCCAGCTACTTCTAGTTCCGCTGTTTTTGCATCAAGAGTTATATCTGCGACAGTTCTTATTTTGGCTCTAGCAACTTGATCCATAAGGTCTGTCCCAGTTGCATTGGTAATCCCTCTGTAGCCAAAAGACCATGGTGTTAAGGATGGATCAATAATTACTTCTGTTCTACCTATTGCATTTTCTCTATTTGACCAAGGACCATATGTTTCTCTTTGATCGCTCAATGCTAGATATGCCTCTTCTATAGATTCTACTCTTGTTCTCGTTATTACATCTGATTGTTCTACGAAACCAGTATCTTCATTAACAGCGCTATCTTTTGTTATAGACTTAACTCTCAGTGGAGTAGCAAGTGTCAAAAGAAAATATTGATCACCAAAACTTTTTGAAAATGTATTTTTGACTGCATCTGTATATATTAAATTCCCATTAGCTATATCTGTCAAATCAGAAGATATCTCCCCAACCAAACGTATCAGGTTTAACTTTACGATAGTCGAAATATCTGAATTTTCTATTAGAAAACCAGTCAAAGCAGATGAAATACTGGTAAATGTTTCTAGATTTAATAAATATACTATAAATAATTCAAGCCAATATTCTATTTCCGAAAAACCATCTATGATTTCCAAAGAAGCCTTGACAGTGATATTGCCATCATCATCTATGTGTGTATTTGGATTAGAAAACAATTCGTCATCCCATTGATAACTAACTTTCGTATTCGATGTGTCATATCGTGATCCTGGCAATGGTAATGTAACAAAAGTTATCCATCGACCGTCTTCTGTTTGAAATTTTAACTGTCCATCTCTATTAAAATCGAGTGGAAAACTATCTGAATTATTCCATGCAGACGTGACAGGGCTAACCCAAGAAATACCATCAGAACTGACAGCAGATGCTGGCGTAATCAAACCTATAAATTTTCTACCCCAATACTCATTAGCATATGATATAATTTTTTGCGCATCTTCCTCTGTATAATCTTCATAGGTGAAATCGTTGTTAATAATTTGTTCCATTATATCGTTAGAATAAACTGGTTCAGACCTTTTGTTGCCGTCAGATTCAAAACCCCAAAATTGTTCCCACAAAGAACCATTAGTTTTATTCAGATATGTTTTATACCCACCGACAAGAACTACTTTCTGAATAGCATCCCTGTTCTCCAGACCCTCGTGTCTGCGAACTATAGCACTTGGATGTAAAGCAGCCAATTGATTGACGGTAAGATTAGTAAGGTTGCTTCTACCAAACATATTAACAGATATAACATTGTCGCTAGACGTAGAAACGTACCAATTTAAACCGTGATCATTGGCAATTTGAGAGATAAGTTCCAGTAAGGACAATGCTCTTCCACTGATTGAATACTCGACCAAGCTTCCCCTGTCTGGTAGTGTGAAATTGAATTCTACTGTATATGTCTGGCTACCGTATCTGATAGATGCGTTTTCAATGACAGTTTGTATCGTACTAAATGGTACTCCATTGCTGATTTGTGTGGCAGATTCAAAAGTAACTGGTATAACATTATCTCCATAGTCGTAAGATGTGGTTTTGGTAGAATCGAAAGCAGACCCTATGATTACTTGAGCAGCATTTAAAACTGGTTTGGTGTCCGTCAGTCTTACCTGATACACGCCAGTACCATTAATATCTATCTTGGCTTGACTCCATGATTGTACTATGCCTCTAAAATCAAATGCTCCTATAGATATATCTGTGATTTGTCTATTAGAAACAGATATGGGATTATCATCCTTAACGATATCAACCGTTACGGTCGTTGGGGATTGGTTGATACCCAAAGAAGCGTTCAGACTTCTCACTCGACCACCAAACAATTCGTAACCAGAAATTTGCTGAGCAGCCATTATGTCTCCTTCAAAAACCGAGTAGTTCTACTGTAGACACCAGTAATCGGATTCCAGTTGTCTGAATCGTCTACTATCGTTCCACCGTCCCCGTAAGCTGTAGTATCAACAGTTGGTTTCGATGTATTTCTTGTAGACCGAATAGACACTGTTATAATTTCAGAATTCTTAGTCCCCATATTTTGAATAATTGGACCAGCACTTCTTCCTGGAATAGCTATGCTTGCTATAACGTCAACAGCCATTTGGGTTTGAATCGTAATATCTGTATTGTTAGAATCTATATCATTCCATGTCCAACTTGCACGAGCAGACCCGTCTCGACTATTAAAGGACTTCAATACAGAACCTAAGTCAAAACTCAAACTTGTTCCAACCAGTGTTTTAGCAGCGACAAGTGCTTCTGCGTTTGTGTATATAGCGGCCTTCGCATTGGTTAGTTTTTCTGCTGCCGTATCTCCCTTACCTTCAACGGTTTGTGTAAATACAAGTGTATTAGACTGATTGTCTAACGAATATGTTAACTGACCTTCCTCGGTAATGAGAACATCCGTATCATCTGACGTATTCCAGATATACGTAAAGTTAACCGTTCCATCCTGTTTATTGATGTTGAATGTTTTTTTATCTGGAGAACTAGGTATTGTTTTACCGCCAATCAGAGAACTGACATAGGAAATTGCAGTTGTTCTAGCCGCAGAGATAGAAGGGATAGCTGCTTTCGCCGCAGTTATATTCGAGTCTGCGCCAGCACGACTATCTGTACCGACACCGTAAATAGTTCCTTGATATGTGATCGTATACTCATCTTGAGACTGATTGTAGTCTACGGTAAATTGTCTCTCTTCATAAGCTGCCGAATCAGACAGAAGCCATTCTTCTGTGACATTGTAAGAACCAGCATCTTCATCTATTCTGGTGACTGTACTGTAATGACCAGTGATTTTACCAGACGCACCTAGTGCTGCAAACATGGTGTTGCTATCTACAAATCCGCTGATTTTCGCATCAACAAAAGTTTTCGCATTTTCCCATGCCTGTTTGTTGCCGTATGGATTACCTAATCCATCATATTCTAATTTTCCATCAGCACTCACGTCATGAGTAACTCTATATTGTTTGTCATTTCTTCCAGTTGCTTCTTCAAAAGACCATGTTTCAGACGAACCATTTACGAGGTCCGTAGCCACACTATCTTCTACGTCTAGCGTTCCATTGATGTAAATCCACGGAGCTTCGAGTTGTATGGTGTAATCACAACGATCTGCCCACTGGCCTTCCGAAAAATTGATTGACAGTATACGCGGATAACATTTGACTGGTGGTTGACCATTAGATGGTTGCCATTCTAAAATTCCACCGTCATCACTAAATAACCATCTGAGAGCTTCTTGTTTTCTTAGAATGTGATTAAAATCTTCGTTATTAGCAGCATAGGTTTCGTCGGCAGGATATCCACCCGTAGTATGAAAAGCGCCAGACAAAGCAGTATATGACCCACTAGGAGAACCTCTAAACGGCAATAAAGTACCAGTTAACGTCAAGGAGTATTTGGAGCCTATTTTTTTGCCATCTTGAGTCGTATCGTAAGTTTTATTCACGGATACAACCGGGGCAGGAACGATTTTTCTTCCTATTCCATCAGATTTTGTATAAATAACCGACATTTTGCCACCTCTTATTAGAATCCATGAGTATACAGAGTATCAGAACCAGTTAAATCACCAAGAGTAGTTACGGCGAGATAAAATGGAACACTTCCAGAAGGTATCCCTTGTATGCCGAACATAAACAAATCACAATCTCCACTTGGAACATCCTTCCCAGAGATATAATAGTCGATAGAATCAAACGTAATCCCACTAATTCCAAAGACATAAAAATCAAGATATCCAGATGGTGGTTCTATTGGAATATAGCCAGACACATATAAATTCGATAATCCAGAAGTTCCAAGATGAACTTTGGCAAAGGACGAAAAATCACTAAACAACCCAATGTAATTGTCGAAAAGCAACCCTTCGTCTCCAGAGAACGCAGACCTTCCACGGACGAACAAATTCTTATCGTTTGTATTTAAGGTTCCATGAGGTGATTCTCCGGAAGCATGTCCATACATATAAAAAGTACAGTTTTTGTCAGAACTATTTCCAACCTTAACAAAAGAAGACCAAATTCCACTATATGATGTTAAAATGGGATCATCTACATGCACAAAACCAGAAAAATTCTTATTGACTGTGACTAAGTTTCCAGAATCATTGATATATAGAGAAACCGAGTCTGCGACATAACTTGGAGTTGGCGAACCACTTGCAAAACCATAGATAAAAAGATTAGCACTAGTGGTTGGGGTATTACTATCAACCGAAACAAAAGCGTCAAAACTTGGGAATAAACCAGCTATATAAAGGGTAGTTTCTCCCGAAGCAATATCAAAACCATATTCATATAAATCGACATTGCCACTCGATAGCACAGGAGGTAAAATAAACAAATCTACACCAGAAGACGACGTAGATACAGAGCCGCTCATATACAAATCTATTGTATCGGATATAGAAGTTGGACTACCAGACGCAAAAAGAGCAATGGAATCTACTTCCTTTTGTCCTGGAATATATAGGGGTAAATTGCCAGAAGACACATCGTACCCTTTTGTGAACTGATCTATACTACCGCTAGTTAAAGTACCGAATGTGGTAGAATATTCATCCATAGATCGACCATACGTGTTGGCCAATTCATATAGATTTGATAATTCTTGAGCGGAGAATAGACTGGCACCACTCCAGAATACAACTTCGTCTATAACAGAACTAACCGAACCATTGTCAAAAAGATGAATTATAACAGAGTTAGCACTTGTTGGACTAGCTGCACTAGAAAGTGTTCCTAAGTCCTGCCAATCTGCGCCATCGAAACTGATACGATATCTCCAGACGCTGCCTTCGTCCTCGGCGTCCAGAACAACAAAGTGTTTATCGTTATCACTGGGTTTGGTGGGGATATTTTTTGTACCAACTCCAGCGGTACCAATGGTCAGTCTGAAGTCACATGTGTTTGATGAACTTTTTGTTAATCTTAAAATATTGGTGTCGCCATTTGTGGCAGATGATCCATACCCAATCAGCACAATTCTTGTATCTGAACCGTTTTGATAAAATCCACTAGCCCAAAAACATGTGGTTAATCTTGTGGCTCCAGCAACGCCACTATATCCACCGGCAGAAACAGACTCTCCAAGCGTAGCGTAAACAGCCCCGCCAGTATTAATCATACCGCTTACTATGACACCACCGCTAATACCTACGTTAGCCTGGCTATCATTCCAAACATGATTTTGTATGTATTCTGTATAATCATCTAGTGGATGATAGAATGTTACATTATCATGGCGTAAAAGAGACATTATGCAAGCTCCTGGGCTACACTTCCGGCAGAAATAGATACTTCAGAATCAGTTTTAGCGGCCAGACTTTCCATAGCTTGTCTGGTAACTGTTTTGGCAATGACTATGCCAGCCTCTTCAAACAATGGCTTAACTTCATTGACAATATCATCTGGCAGAGTAGACAAGTCAAGTACAACCCTTTGATCAGATACAATCCTTAGTTCGTTGGGGGACGACAATACATTTCTAAGATTATCTAGGCTTTCATTTAATTGACTAATTTTATCTCCAACGGCAGCATTTTTCTCTTGGTCTCTTTGTATTGTGTTTGATTCTTCGCTAGTAGATTTAATCTGATCTTGACGCTCATATATGGCTTCTAAAATATCTGTCATTTGTTGCTGGCTTGTATTACCTTCTTTTATCAGTCTGTTAAACTCATCAAATCCTTGCTGTACGGTTATCCCGCCAGACCTAATCTGAGAAGGAATTATTTCTGCCGAATTACCTTGACTTGTTGTCGGTCCTATTGAATTAAAATTGCTAAAATCTACCACACTCTGTCCAAAATCAATAATAGATCGCTGCATTAATTGTATAGAGGTGGCTTGTATTTTTGTAGAATCAGCGAATAAACTTGCTGACGTTCCAAAATCTGCTATAATTTCCTGTTGAGTCTTTGTGTTCTCGCTAACTTGCTTAGCTAAATCAACTCTAAGAGAATTATCTTTCTCAACAATGGCATCAAACTTATCCTGAACAGCCAGTTGTTCTTTTTGTTGTTCTTTTGATAAGTCGAAAAGTCGACGTTCCGCTTGTAGCGGATCGATCGCTCCTGTTCTTACTTGTTCTGCCAGAGTAGCTCTAGTCTGAGCCGTTTCAAACTGTTGTCGCCTTGACAAAGTTTCTAGTTCTGACTTTAGGGCTTGACCAGTAGCTTTGTCTAATGCTTCTAGGGTCGTCTGTAATTCCACTGTTGACCGTGCCAACTCTCTCGCCCTGTTAGAGGCTTCTATAAAACCCTCTGTCCCTGGCTTTAATTCTGCAAGACTTTGTTTCAGAGCAGACGATTCTGTTATGATACCCTTAAACTGATCCCTAACCTCTTGTCTAACTCTTTCGTTTCCTGCAATATCGACAAGTCTTTGGTCTCTTCCTCTGAAAAAGCCTACTCCAGGAGTTGGTAGTCTGCCAGGAATATTGCCTGGACCAGAACGACTTTCCAATTCTCTTCTAATAAGGTCTAGCTCTTCTATAGTTCCTCTTACCTGATTCCCTTGGGTTCTAGAAGGAGCAGTAATACCAACCCTTCGCAATTGTTGCTCAAGGAAAGCGGCTTGAGATTCTGGACGCACAGGTGCAGCAATTTCAAATTGTCTCACCGTTGCTAATCTATTGGCTTCATCTTCTATTTGCTTAAACGTCGCTTGCAAAAATCCTCTCACGGACTGAACAACAGAATCTGTTGCGCCAGCACCAATATCTTGAAACTCTTCTCTGAATCTTTCCTTAATCTTGTTGGCGTCTATAAATTTACCAGTAGATACGCTGGCCAGATCATTGCCTATTGTGGTGAAAAATTCTTCAAAATTATCCCTCACAGTTTGGGGAACATTGCTCTGAGAAGCAAAAAATTGATCTATAGTAGAAGATATGTCTACATTAGGAACAGAAACATTGCTAACACTCAAAACGAATTGATCTAACAAGTTTTCTATCTCAGAAAAGGCTCCAACAAACTTAGGTATATCTGGCGTAAATTGAAATAAATCATTAAGACCACCAGTCTGGATCAAATCTTTGACCTGCAAATCATTAAATTGAAAATCAAATGAAGGTGCTCTAATACCACCGGCTATCTCAGCAATTTGAGACTGAAACAATTGGGCAGAATTATTGATACTGTTAACTGTCTTATCAACAGCTTTTGAGAACTGCGAAAGTTGTCCAACTAATCTATTTGGGAGAAAGTTCTTTACAAGATTAGAAACCTTTTCTCTTTCTTTGGTCTCTTTGGCAATAGTCTCAGCACTTTTCCTAATTTTCTCTGTCCATGCATCTATTCCTCCAACAGATTCTATTATAGAAGAAGCAAATTGCGCAGATTCTTCAACTGTTAATCCATTTTGTACGCCCTGCTGTATTAACTGAACCCTTCCCGGTCTTGCTATTTGTTGCGCGGAATCACCAAGGTCTGCTGCAATATTGTCAATCAATATCTGGGTAATTTGAGAACTTTGTTTGAGTAATTTTTGTATTTGACTATCTACGTTTCTTCTTGTTAATCCGCCCCTACTGACGAGCCCTGAAAAATCCCCTTCTAAAGCATTTCCAATAGCCCTAGAAACACCTTCAAAAAATTTCAATATACTTGGATTTTGCTTGATATCTACTCCGTTAGTCAATTCATCTACACTATTTGTGATAACGTCAAAAAGTTTGCCAACTCCATCAGTCACTGATTTCGGATCAGTTTTATCTATTTGTATTTCTGATATTGATTGTATTGCACTGTCAATTATTTTATCGGAGAGTTCTTTGGCGCTTTTATTCGCTTGAGATAAGGCTAAAGGAACAGCTAATGTACCAATCGTAGCAAGAGAACCAGCTAGACCACCAAGTATACCCTTTTTACCTAGACTTGTAAAAATTCCGCCACCAGCAGCAAATTGCGCGATTGTTTGATTTCGAAACAAAGCTATGGCAGCAGTAATGCTGGCTATGGATGTTATTAACGTGGCAGTAAATGAATCTGCTCCCAAAGCTGTTTTGGTCAATGAAGCAGCGGCTTCTGATGCAGCAATTAATAGTCCGGCTTGAGCAAAAGGACTGGCTGTGATACCAGCAGTAACACCCGCTCTACGACCACCAGCAGCAGAAAAAGCTGCTGGACCAGCTAAGCGACCTATCTGTGATCCGCCAAAAGCACTCAAACCACGAAAAAGAGCACCTCCGGCGAAGGCGGCACCGATAGTTCCCAAAGCTGGAATAATTGGTTTTAATGCGTCAAGAAGCCCTATTGCAGCAGTGGCTGCTGTGTTTAGGCCTTTAATAACAGGCAAAAATAAATCCGAACCCAAATCTATAGCTAATTTCTTCGCCTGAGAAATTAAAACATCAATTTGTTTGCTGACAGCTTGTAATCCCTGTTCTGCAACTCGATCAAACTCACCAAAAGAAGTTTCAGAAACTCCTAAAATTTCGTTAAAAGTATCAACATTTTTAGCTAAAGCTAGAAAACGACTAATCTGTCTTCTACCACCAAGCTGCGTTGCTATGTTTACCGCCTCTTGGGTGGTCTTTACTTTGTCAAGACCTTCTCCAATTCTTCTGATTGCTTCGATTGGTCCAACAAATTGACCCTCCTCTATTAACCTGATATTTTTAGTCTGTAAAAAATCAATAATTTTTGGATCAGCCAAACGACTAGATATCGTCTTGAGCGATGTTCCTACGGCAGATGCGCTTTCTTGTGTTACAGATCGTATGGTTGTAAAAGCTGCGATAAATTCGTCTAGATTACCACCTATGGCCTGAAACGCAGAACCACCTCTCCTAATACCTTCTATAATATCTGGGAAAGATGCGGCATAATTATTAGATACTTTTGTTAGTTTATCGAAGACGGTTTCGACAGTTAATCCTTCATCAGAAAATTGCTCTAGTGCAGCGACCGCACCAGCAACAGCTTGTTCCATACTTTCGAAGATTGGTGTTAGCGGAGTCTTAGCTAATTGCTCAACAGCTTCTGTTAATTCTCTCCCTCTAAATCCGGCCTGAGCCAACAACTTAGCCGCATTAGCAATATCAGAGGCGCTGGTACCTGTAGCAACAGATAAGTCTAAAAATTGTTGACGTAGATTGCCTAAATTGTCAACGGTAGTACCTATTATTTGGGCCAAGGAAACTAGTGCTTGATCAAATTCAACAACAGATTTTGCACCTTCTGAAATTAATTGAAATGCCTTAAAGGCACCAACCGTTGCGCTCAAGAAGGCGGCATATCTTTTTCCCGCTAGAAAGATTTGGTCTCCAAAATTTTTCGCTTTATTGGCACCATCTTTTAATTGTGAACCAGTTTTTCCAGCAGCCGAACCAAGATTCTTTGTGGCCTTGGATGCAGAAAAGATTTTTTCAGCAGCACCAGAAGCGTTTTTGCTTACAAGTCCAAGGCCGCTAGCAACCTTATTTATTTGTCCAATTCCACCAACTTGAATATTGGCAAGCTGTTGTTTGACCTGTTGGAGCCCTAAGACCTTTTGAATTCTTAAATTTGCATCTATAATAAAAGCCACTTAATCCACCTACTTCTTTGTAATTATTTTTTTATTTTGTTTCTTTGTCTTTTTCTTTTTCGTAGTCCTTGTTTTTTTTGTTACCCCAAGATCATCTATAAATGGTTTTGGATTTTCAATCACAAACTCTCCATATTGATCTATGCGCCTACCTTGATTATCCACAAAATTACCATCTTGGTCTATAAATCTTCCTTCTTCATCTATCAGTCGACCAGATTCATCTACTAATCTGCCACAATCATCAACAAGACGTCCCTGGTCATCAGAAAAACCGTATTTTTTTAACCATTCGTTTTCTGTCAAATTAGATTCATGATCAGATTGATATCCATACATCCGACCAGCAAAAGCAGTGGTAACATCTATAACAGCTTTCTCTTCTTGTCGATTCTCATAGTCTTCGATGTTCTTGAAAAACAAGACATCTTCATCTTCATAAAATACACACTTGGTTATTAAAAATTTGAATTTTTTGTTTTCCGCCATTGACTCCATCGTTATACTGTCGAACTGAGAACGCTTTGTATACAAAGAGAATAACATGTTTCTCTTTATTTTCATCCTTAAGGCAAGCTGTCTCGCTTCTGATACTTTCATTCCCCCTGTTTTTAACTTTAATTCACATTCTCTCAGTTCTATTTGTAATTGTAGAAATTTCTTTGCATCATCTTGGGTCCAAACACCAATTTCAGACAAATATCTTTCTAGTTGATCCCTTGACAGCAAGCTTTCTCCGTTAGCACTTTGTTTAATAAAAGCTGTCATAGCAACATTGTAAACCATCTGTGCGTCTTGTAAGAGTTTATGTCCTGGCATTTTAACGGTAAGTTTTATCTTCTCATTATTCGTGTTCATAGTTTGAACAAAAAATCGTTCATTTTCTTGAGTCATTTAACTTTCCTCCAAATTCTATCCTATATCCCATGAAATCGACCCTATGTAAATCGATTTCCATACTCAGAGCACGCGACTGAGTATTGCCTTTATCGAGAATATTCTTCCTTACTTTCGCCCATTTTTCTCTATTTTGTTTTTGCTGTTCTGTTAACTGGGATTCATCAAGCCCGTGTCCCCATATCTGTTCTCCAAAAGCATTTTCAAACTCGCATATTGCAAACACAAAACAGGTTCTAAATTTTTTGTCAGAGATTTTTTTCAATCTATCTTTAGAATCTTCAGAAAGCCTACTATTTTGACGCCTCCTGTTGTCTTCACGAAGATTATACAATTCTCTTTCTTTGCGTGTCATGATATTACCTTTTGCTACGTATGTCTTTTACATGTCTACTCTGTTTTGCTAACAAAGATTCCCGCATCTCTCTCTGACTATCTGGCATATGTTGTTCTTTAACAGACCCTTTCTGAGCTAACATTTTTTGTTTCGCTTTTATTCGTACCCTAGAAGCTGGATCGTTCATATTGTAGACTTCTTTAGCTCCAGCTTTGTCTGTCATAATAAACATTTCATTTCTACCGCTTTTATTAGATTGAGGAATAGAACTGGACTTATTGGTCTTATCATTTTTTTCTGTCTGTCTAATGAACCAAGAATCGAGTAAGTCGTCGTCTCCTATTACTGACTTTGATGGTTTTTCATACGCCTCGTAGACTGAATCGTAAATAGTAGACCAATATGCTAATTCCTTCTGGTTCCAAGACCAATGAGATACTGGATTCTCAAACAATTGATTGGTTACTTTAGCAACTTCCCAGTAGCTTCTCCACTGCTGTGACCTCGCCAATTCTCTGATAACTTTACTAGAAAAATGCGATTCGAGAAAGAAAAATGTGCATAATTGTATAATAATACCTATATCTCCGAAATTGTCAAAATTGCTATCTGTTGACCACACCAAAGTTTCGTCATCATTGTATGTAATATGCCTAATCAAATATCTTTGTTGTTCTAGTATGGCTTGAGACTCTGCGCTGGTAGATAATAATTCATGCTTAGCAGACAATCTTTCAACTAATGCAGATTCAGCACGACGCAAAAGAGAGCGTACTTTCTCTAGCTTGGTTTTATTGAATATAAAATCCAACAGACTACGCCTTATCTTGTAAATATCTTCCTGTAAGCCTTTGATTTCTTGTTCTTTCTTTTCTGTCCATCTCCCAATTTCAATCATATTAATCAGCAAACTTTCCTTGTCTAGCAATCCAGACAGAATAGCCTGCTCAAACGCTTTCTCGTACACAGACGAAGATTTTGCTTGTTGCTTTGGGGTTGGGGTTTTTAGGGAGAAAGATAGAAGTGATCCATTCCGGCTTCTTACGTTCGCTATGGTTTCACTGCAAATTATTTTGGAAATAATTCGTTCTTTTTCGTCGTTGTTCATAGTATGTCTTCCCAGTCCCAAATAAAGTGGTACTGCTATCCAGACCGAAGCCTTGTCTATCCATCGTTTTATACACCATAAAAAAATGGAGCCCAGAGCAAAGCTCCAGGCTCCCATATGAGTCTGTTCTTGTGCTAACGACCTAGAAGTATCGCTGATCCTTAACTTGAGTAGGAATGCATTCTACGATGGCCAGAAGCTGTACAGGAGTTGATCCAGCCGCGCCTATAGCATCATGAGCCTGTGCAGACAAAGTCGTTCTCAGAGACCCTCCAGCAGGTACAGAAACGTATGTCTTATCTAGACTGGCATTTATGACATCGCCAGAATTCGCTGGAGCACGAAGAAGCATCTTGTCGGTACTTGCAACTTTACCAGAAGCATCAACAGACATAATATTGTCCCAGGAAACAGAAGTCGGTTGCGCAGGAGACGTATCTACTTCATCAGAACTTTGAAGTGCTACTGTAAGATTTGATCCACTACCGTTAAAACCAGCACCAGAAACGGAAACAGAATGAACTTCAAAACCAATTACATCTACATCAAACGGACAATCCTTGTTGAAAAAATTCTGTGTATCTGTAACAGCAGAGCCAGAAACGGCGGTTACAGAAAGTGTCTTATACATCTTGAAAGTTTTTGGAGTAGGATTGAGATTACTCGCCCAATTGTCAGTTACTAAACTCATTTCATACCTCCCAGTACGATAAGGCTGCATAGATTCCGAATCAACCTAGAAACGAAGGCTATACAGATTCACCATCACTAGGTTTATACACAATGCGCACAAAAAAAGCGACCAATATTGGTCGCTTAGCAATTTATTTTACAATATTTTATTAGATGGATAGTTTTACCGTCACTTATTTTAATGTGTCAGCATTATTGTCCATTTTGAGGAACCTGTATAGACAAATTTGGCAACGAGTTGGTTCGTTCAATTTTCTACCAGCACATTCTATCCCAGGTCTTTCACCGCATTCAAAACATAAAAGATTAGTTGTTATGATTTTTTCACCAAGACATTCTTCTATCCCTCTTGGGACAATGTCGGCTTGTACGACAATCCACGTCTTTCTTTCTGATGCGACATCTTTTGCATCAAGTTCGTTATCAAAAATTAATGGCAATCCATTTTCACTGCTATCAGCTATACATTTCCATTTTATATCATAAATTAACCAAACAGATTTCCCAACATTCATTATTCGTTCTCCAAAATATTATTTTTGGGTCGTATCTTTTTCATAATATATTCATCCACTTTGTTGTCTTGTTTGTCTAGGAGACAAAACATGGCTGGTGCATGGGACATTGTTTTAGCTATTTTAGCAAAAACATTTCTACTGGAAGCACCTGTGCAAACCTTGTATTGATTATCTATTTCTTCTCTTATGGTCCGATATCTGGATGCAAGAGTATGATATATTTTCTCGATATCTTCGTGGTAGTCCTTATCAACCATATTCCAGATATATTCTGGTAAATTACCATTTTGCATTATGTCCCAGATACCAAGCGGATTTATTTGTTGTAAAATCTTACTTCTTCTAAAGTAGTCTTCTGATTTTATTTTTATTCTAAGACCATTAGCAAAACGAATTATGAACCCTTCAAGTTCATTTCCTGGTTTAGATTTTAGAAGTCCCCTACAATATCCAAGATACTCTTTCGGCCACGAATTTGCAGTGAGGAATCCGAACTCTTCTCCCCACGACTGTACTTGGTCCCATTGGTATTCTTCTCCTGTATGTCTATTGTATGCTCCTAGTAAAACTAAATCTTCTCGTTGCCCATAATCTACAACTATTTTAGTTAACGGAGATATAAGTTCAAACAACAAAGTTACTTCGTCTGGTAAACCATCTAGACGATAACATTCATTAAGAATCTTAGTAGCCCATAAAGCCCCAGTACTCTTGAAAGACCCTCTCGTAGCTATTTTATACTGCCCGTTATGTCTATATAAAATTCCAAGCCATCCGTCACATTTTTCAAAAATTCTAAAACCTTCGTGCCAGGGGAGGTTATGTTCTTGAGTCTCCTGTCTTTGGCCCATGTTAAAAAACTTGGGAAAGGGTTGCGATACTATCTCACCTGTTTTCCTATTAACAATTATGCCTCTGCTGTTCATAGTAATGTAATCCCAATGTTTGCACGAGTTAGTATATGTATAGACTCTAAGATCATCGAGATCGTCGCATCTGAGCAATCCCCTAGTTACGTAATCGTCTCTCTCTTTGATATATGCGTTCATATGATCCATAACATTCATTCATCAACATTTTCTAAAGTTATCCACCTATCTGGATCAATTTTTCTTAATTGTCGCATACCAATAATACGCTCACATTCATGCAATGATCTGCGAAAGTCGTTTAAGTCGTCTGGATGTGTTGATTTTAGTTTAACAAAGTTATTCCACGCTACCATTAATCCATCCAAAACATTTTGTTCTATTTTATCCATATTAAACCCCGTATAGACAACTTTCCATAATGTAAGTTCTAAAATAGACTACAGTAAATGCTATACTTAGTATTTTACTAACTGCAATTTCCTTTTTTGTTCTATTCTAGTTTACTTTGTGTGTTTTAAATTGGCTGGACGGGATTCGAACCCGCAACCTTCCTGAACCTAAGCTGACTCTTACGAGCCATCATCGGAATAGCAGGACGCTCTACCCATTGAGCTACCAGCCCAAACAATTATAACCATCTCATTCTCTTGTTTCCTGAAACCAAATCAAATTCTTCTCCACACGGATGACACTTGGTGCAATGCCAACTTTTTGGATTAGAAGGACTACAACGATTCTTTTTGTGTAACCACGCACAGAACAACCACTTATACAAAAATCTTGTAATTCTCTTTAATCTATTATCTCCAAAACTATACGCTTTCTTAGTCATACAATCTCCAGTCTGCTAAGTTCTTTTTATTATTTCGTCTATTCTATTTATAGAATTATCGGTTACTTTCTGAAGTTCTTCTCTGTCGCATTTTTTCATATACTTACGTCTAATATTCCGAATTGCTACTTTGGCTTCTTCTCCAAGACTTTTAATATGCGCAAGAACCTTCTTGTAGTTTTCGCCAGACGGCAAAGGTATATTGACAGATATATTTGTTGGAGAAAATTGATAGGCGTCAAATCCCTGCCGGATCAATTCTTTGGTAATCTCTGGTAACATAGTCCTGTCATATGGTATAATACTTATTGTCCTTGTTTTCGTATTTTGGTTTATTGCACTAAGTTCTTTCAGTGCTGTTTTTTGTCCATTTATAGAAACGAATACCGTAGATACGAGTATATCGTTGACATTGTTGTCTATTCCCGTCGTTCTTTCTCTTAGAATAGAAATAGTTTTATTCATTGATTGTTTTGCCAAGGCTAGTTCTGTTGCCATAAGATTCCTTTCTGCTAATCCCCTGAGTAGGACTCGAACCTACACGTCTTTTGACAACGGCTTTTAAGACCGTCGCGTCTGCCATTCCGCCACCAGGGGTATGGAAAGAACGGGACTCGAACCCGCAACCTCCGGCTTGCAAAGCCGATGCTCTCCCATTGAGCTACCTCCCCTAAAGCCTTATTATTCTCTTGTCTGATTTTTGTTTTTTTTCTTGTTGTTCTGGTTTTTTGTTGGTCGGGACTACAGGAGGAATATCGTATTGGAATATTGCATTGTTTCCATATGTATTTATCATATCTTTCATCACTGTAAAGATTTCTGCCTTACCGACCACTGGACTTTTTATAATTGGTATTCCATGTAATACGAAATCGGACGAAGAACTAAAGGTGGTTTGAGCAAAATTTTTCCCTTGATAATCTTTGAGTAAATCTATGTAATCATCGTCATTTACCAGAAGATAGGCGACATCTTTGGGGTCTATACCCCGCGATTGCATGTCCCATATAAAAGTATGCACACAAGATAAATCCATTGTTTCTACATCCAAAATATCGACATCAATCAGAGTGGAGGGACTCGAACCCCCAGCCTCCTGGCTCCAGACCAGGCGCTCTAAAGCCAGTTGAGCTACACTCTGTCGTATTTTTCCATAAAGCTATCCAAGGATTCGAATGTTTCTTCCACTCGACAACATTGTTTATTTAAGTCGCAGCAATCATCTATTAACACCTTTGCTAATGGATGTGAATCATATTCATTTTTAGACACAAAATCAAATCCCATAAGTTTTGCTATAGCCAAGCCGTCTTCGTTAGAGGACCACACAACAACACGATAATCTTCTCTCTTTACCAATTCCACGAAATCAGACCAAGAAGGATGAAGATCGCCACGAATAAAGACGGTATCATCTATGTCTAATAGAATTTTCATATTATATTATACTCCGTATGACCTCTGTCGGTATTCCTCTTTTCCTAGCTTCTCCTACTATATGTTTGGTGCCCTTGGAGTTTTGTATGTCATTATGGAATGCTATCACCAGTTCTGGTCTAGTATCAAGCATTTTGATATTCCTTATCGGTCCTGCTGAGTTACCATATTTTTTCCATGCTGCTGGAAATTCTACAATTTCTAAACCAACATCTAAAGCGATGTTTCTCGCCATTAAATCAGCACCTTCGCATCCACCTTCTATTACTATAGCATTGCAAGATAGCTTTGTCAAACGCTTTTTAATAATTTCAATATTTAACCATTTACGACTTCCGCAGACAACAACCTTCATTTTTCTATCCAGATAATCCGCTATAACGTCTCCATGGCATAGCTTTGGTTTACAGAAGCACCCAAGAGTCTTACCTCGCAACGATTCTATTTTCGTAGCAAACTCTGTATCGTTATTGATTCTTTGTACAAAATATGATCTGAACAATTCGATAGCGTTGCTACGACCTCCATCGCTTGTTATGCTAAATGGATTCCCAAAATATCCATCATCCATACTACCTTTTCTTGGTCTTCCAATATAGATATCGTATTCGTTTCTGCGTATATTTACGACTGACGTTTTGTTCATAGGCTAATTATCTGTATGTCTTGTTAAAACTTCTGAATAATCTAAGAAATTTTTCTTTAGCTTCTTGTGGACACATTGTAACTACTATCCTTTCCTCTAGTGGGTCCGGTAAAGGTAGCCATGGAGCAGGTTCTTGTTTCATCAGGTCTCGCTTTTCTGTTGCCAACATAACTAAATCAGCATGTGTAACCTCTTTTGGCATTGGCCATCTGAGACCAAATTTTTCAGAAATTTTTCTCATTATTCTCGCTTCAACAGTCTTGATACTGGTACTATATTCATTTGGCGCATAATACATTAGATTTCTTTTGATCGGAGAAGGAATGTCTCCGATATATGCTTCTGCCGCATCGTGTATAAGACCCCAAAGAGCAAGATCGGCACTCAACATGTCCGATACACGTATGGAGTGTTCTGCTACAGAATAAAATCTTGTGCAATGACCATTAAACCTACATGTCATAGATAAGGAATGAGCTATATCTTCTATGTCTATTGTCTCTGCTGTTTCTAGAAAAAATTGTTTGCCTGTAAAAGTTTGAATCCAACTACTGCTTTTAGACACATTGAATCTCCTAATATTATTATTTTTTAGATGGCACACTATAAACTTTATATGGCTTTTGTGTCCCTGGTTTGGCGCAGTTGGCAGCGAACAGTCTAACAGACCAATACACGTACCAAGCCCTTATACTATTCATGCCATCTTCTAAACAGATATCTCTAAGTATCTTATCCGCCTGTTCTCTAAAAGATACGTCTAAGGCTTCCGATCTAATTAATTGGTAAAGCGCATCGTGGACCAAAGAACCTCTCATGAATGTTGGAGTATCTATCGTCGGCCCACTTGGCCCATCCCAAGCATATTCTTTTTTAATAATTAGCAAGCCACTAGGATGTAGTTGGATAAATCTGTGGTCGATACTCATGCCAAAAATTGGAATAACGACTCTGTAATCTTCTACCAATTCATATTTATAACCCTTTAATTCTCTGTAGTTCGCTTGCACCTTAGTCCCCCTAAAATATGTCTCTGGTATGGCTCAGCTAACCTTCACATTCACCATTGGCGTTTTCTCCCTTTATGTGTTTAAACATTTTTATCTGATTGAGTCTTTCTTGGGCTTTCTTTTTGCTGGGATAACAACCGAACTTTTTTCCTGTTGTTTCACTATAAACACAATAAGGTTTATCTGATGGACCATCCTTACGTATAATGGCGGAAGTGCCCTCCATGGCCTTCTCGCTCGCCTTCTTCAATTCTTCGTTCCAATCAGTCATTTGTTACACCTTAATTTAAAGTGTCTTTTCCGACTTCCACGTTCCAGCAAAGATCAGTGCCTCTCACACATACAACGCTGGCCGAATCCCCAACACTAACATCCAAAAACTTGGATTTATCGCAACCAGACAAAATAGCTGCTCCAACAAACAAAATCGCAACAAAAGACAACTTACTCAAAAATCGCATCTCGCACCTCTTTCTATGTCCATCCACTAGATTTTCCACGCCTGCGAACATTCCCAGGCTTTTTCAATGGTGGGAATCTTTGATATATGGCACCAGAAGACAATTTATTCAACTGCTCATGCCAAGCATCTTCTTTTGCTGGGGTCCATACGTTAGGACTGCCGATTGAATCCAAAATAGTCTGATCTGGTTTTTCTTTTTCCATATTCCTACCTTATCAATTATACACATTACCCAAAATACGATAACACTTTAATAAAATCTATAAAAGGGAAAGGGATTTTAACAGCATGACACAAAAGGGATGCTATATTATCTGCCCCGTCTGGATTACACGAATGAACAATACATGGGACTTCGGTGTTGTATCCGTTCTCTTTCATGAATTTAGCCAATTGATAACCAGTATTCTCGTGAGAAGAATCTACCATCTGCTCCCCTCCCAGGTCATGATCAAGGAAGATAAGATCGTAGGTGTTCGACGATACTATTGTTCTTCCCTCTTCGCAGTTGGTCGCATGGTCTATTGAATGCCCAGACAAGGCTTTCTTGAATGTCTTCATTCTATTGGGGTCGTCTTCTAGTATAAAAATCTTCATATTTACTTGTCTCCAGTTCTTTTCTTAATACCGTTCATAATAAATTCTGATGGAACAAAATTTTCTGGAGTGCAAAATCTCTTTGGCACCAAAGACGGGTTAGAAGCAATGAAATGAGCCACCATGGTTATCCCCCAGGAAGTCATCATTTCCATGGCTGAAAATTTAGTTTTCCAATCTGAATACACGACTATATCAAATCCATAAAGTCCACAAACAAAATCGTTACCATTTTTCCCTACTATAGATAATATCACTTTATCTTCGTCTGTGTCTCTGTTATATTTGAGTCCAGGCCTACGTTTCAGAATATCTGCGAGTGTTGCGTCTGACTCATCGTCTCCTTGTAGGAATCCAAGAGTTTTCCATTGTTTTACCTTATCCCAATGACCTGGATACCTTATTGTCATGTATTCATAATTATTTACGCCAGCATTTAACAACGACTGTACCACAGCGAGTGAGTTGTTCGACGTATATGAACATTCATATTTCGATCCGTCTGGTCGTATATACGGGACTATTCTAGATATAGTATCTCTGTTCACTATTCGTCCATCGTGAATAGTAGGGACCACGCCACTATATTCACTTATTAGACCCATTACATCAAAAGTAAGCTTGTATTCTAGGGGGTCATTACCCCTAGATGTCCCTACGGGTATTCCGCCGCACTTAATCTGTATTTCGTGGAAACCTTCTTTGGCTAATCCCATAGCCAATATATTTGAGATACCTGGAGATAATCCGCACTCAGGAACAATGGCTGTGTGAGTATCTATCAATCCCTGTCGTGTCACGATATGTGGATTTCCTCCCAGGTCGCAGTATGGAACATTGTATGTCGCAGCGAACCTAGCCAAGCCTAAATTCGCGGACCACGTAGCGCAACTAAGAATAACGTCCACCCTACTGAAATCAACCTTTAATGATACGTCCTGAAACGTATCGATAGGACATTTATTTTCTGGCAAAAGATCATCGAGTCTATTCTTAGCTTCGTCTAATACCTTTTGGTTTGGATCACACAATATGACACGGCTAGCCTCGCAGTTGATTATTAGGTCGTAGACCGTAGCCACACCTTGTCGTCCTGCTCCAAAAACACAATAGGTATAAGACATAGCTGTCTCCTAAAATCCTATTTGTTGTCCGTAGGCTTCCCAGACAACTTTTCTCAATTCTTTATTAAGAGAAAAGATGGCATCTTCTAAGGCCTTTTTTCTTCCTGTCGCCTTACAGAAATTGTCCAATGAATGGCAAACGGCAATTCCCTGATACACTCTTTTGTTGTGTCCAATCTCTATTTGAGCATAGGTGCATCTCCTTGGACTGTCGACAGAGATTCCAGTCACACATTCAACCTCTAATGCATTTAATGTTTTATGATAAAATTTAACCTTAACCTCACAACCATTGTATTCTAACCTAATCATTTTTCCCCTTTCAAAATACCCCTGGCGAGATTCGAACTCGCGTCACCGGCATGAAAAACCAGCATCCTAGGCCTCTAGAAGACAGGGGCAAACTAATATAATCTTTTTTGCTGGATTTCTCCAAAAAAATTAACATACAACATCACCGTTTTGTTCTATCTTTTCATCTTCATACGGAGCCATAATCCTTCGCCTAAATTCTGCTTGAGCCTCCGACATAGCAGAAGACACAACGGCCATTCGAGCATAGCTCCTGGAACCACCAGAATCAACATCGCACAGGATTTTTGCAAGACGGAAAAGTATGTAGTTCATTGCTCCGCTTAAAACATCATTATTCTCAGACTTCAACAAAGAATTTGCAATCTCATTAATATATTGGTCGTATTTTTGTCTATCTTTTAAGGATATGTACGGCATTTTTTCTCCTTTTAACTTTTGCTCAAATATCTATTCCCTACTACCTTCAACTGAACTCTGCCTATTTTTCTTTCTGTTCTCTCTTTCACAGGCTTTACAACAACACCTTCTGCATGATGATTGGCTTCTGGCCAGATGCTATCGCCTTCGGCAAACTCAAGTATTTGCTCTTTGTTAAATGGACCACGAAAAACCAACGGAACCCAAGTCAAAGGTTTACCTATCTCGTGTGCTTCGTCGTAGTCAAGCCATTGATTATTTTTCATGATATCAAAAACAGCGAAAAATATTTGACCATTTGTAGCACCATATTTTAGACTTTGAACATTCCCGAAAATCTCCCCGTAAACTACATAATCCTGATTGCGTCTTAGCCATGCTTCGAGCGCTGGATTTTGATTCAAAGCTTTCCACCATAGATTATTAGGGTCTTCTTTTTTCCAGTTGTTCCTTGATCCACAGAACATTTGATCGTTGTGACAAACAAATCTAGTATTTGCTCCGTGAATTTTTTCTGTCACGACAACTTCTTCTCCATCCTGAAATACTTGCGCGTATTTTCGAAAATTCAGAACGTCATATTTTGGGATAAACCCTGGTGGCGCATTTGTGTTATCTCCCCCAGTAGAAAAATGGCTCTTAATCGGAGGATCGTAGTGTGTAATACCCATCCACTCCATGTAATCGTCGCCCACCTTAGCTCCGTCTGGGGCTGGGACCAATAATCCCATAGACCATTCCCCCCGAAGTCTTCTCGCCTTGATCCTTGTATTACCGTTGAGAAAATCGAACGGTTTTGTGTTCGGAACAACGCTGTCTGGGGGGATGTACACAGCCAACTCCCCATCCTTCCAATCAGATGTTTTTACAACACATTGAAAATCTTTAACATGTACTATGCTAAGCGCATCTGCATTTGGATGATTCTCAAGTTTGATTCGTACGACATCACACGTATGTTCTTTTATTTGACACATTATTCTGTCTCCGGTGGGATCGGAGGAAGTGGATTTTCCTCTTTTCCATCCTTGTTTGGTTGATCAAAATATCTTTTTCTATCTGGGGTCAAAGGTGGAGTTCTATTAAGTTGATTTTGTGGATCAATTTCAACCTTGTCATATGGAAGCGTACTAAGCACAGTCGTTTTCGGCATTTTGATTCTATCTAGTGCGCCTATAAGATATTTAACTATACCAGCCAATTGCACTACTGAAATCTTTGGATGTGTTGTTCCACTCGACCTAATAATTTCGTCTACTTTTCTTTTAGCATCTTCTATTGTCATTTATATCTCCAATCTTGTGATGTGCAACTTAATCTACCTTAACAGAAAGCTTGTGTTTTTTGACACAATTAGTAAACCATTTAGCAAAATCTTCCCATGACAACTTAAGATACCACCAATCTCCGCGTTCATTCGGCCTAACACTAACATATACACTGCCATGGTCGTCGTCTATCCTTATTTGCACCTCATCAATATAATCTCCACCATCACAAAGTCCCGATGGGTCATTGATTCCATAATGTCTAAAGGTACAACCTTTCAATAAGCGTGCCGGAATATCTTTTTCGAATTTTATTGTTTCTGCCGTAGAATCTACAAACCTGTCACTTACTTCATTTTTCATTCAGTTTTCCTTTTGTGTTCTTCCGCAATAATAGACGACACATCATTATACGAATCTTATAGAGGCGTGTTTAAAAAAAACCAAATAATCCACCAAAGAATGAGAGTAAAAGAAATCGATAAATCAAAAATAGCAACGAAAATTTGCCAAATATTATTCTTGTAAAATAGAACATACCAAGAAGCAAAGCAGGACAACAAAGTGAGTGTCATCTTAAATATTATAATTCCATCGTCTCCACATTCCTGCCATACATATCTTACGACAGGATTAGCTTCATAGAAATGTTCGTATATTCTTTCGGCCTTGAGTGTAACTATTAAATCGAAGACTGATGCGAGGAACACAATAGACGGTATGATAACGGACCATTTTCTGTTCATGCCGGTTCCATGAAAAAAGGGGGCTAGTTCATAGCCCCCAGGTCACTAAGGTAACGAACTCCGGCAAGGTGGCGCAACTAAACGAATTCGGCGTCTGCTTGCTTTCGTTGTCTACTATATTATACACAATTTCCAAACCTTATCCATCAAAATTAAGTAAATATTCTGGTGATCCATGATAAGAATCTCGCAACTCAATTGTAACCAAAAGTCTTCATCTGCTATGATGGCAATTTCGCCTTCGTGGAAAAGTCCTACATCATACAGGGACTTAATATGTTCCTTGCCTGCTAGCCATTCAAATTTGGTGGTACACAAAAATGTTCTACGTTCGCACCATAATCCTCTGATTTTTTGTTCTACTAAATCATTCGTATCGAAAGCTATGGTCACAAGACCAAGAGATGTTTTGAAACTACCTATTTTTCTCATCCAAAAACACTCCTTAAATTGTCGTTCATTTTATTTTTTATCATTTCGGCAAAATTGGTCTGTGCATTTTCGTCAGTAGTATTTTCATATAGATTCTCGATTGATAAATTTACCAACAAAAGACGACACAACTCTTTTGCCGTTAAACCATATAACTCAAATCTATCTCTTTGGTGATAAACAGAAATACCAGCCGGTATGGTGGTAATTAATACATAATTATAATTTGTGTCCCACGAAAAATAATACAAAATATTATCTGATTTTATCATGATTGTTTCCGAAGAGATTTTTTCGTCTTTATTTAAAAATTTAGTTAATCTTATTGTGTCTTCTATAGAAAGACGCAGATTGTGTGATAGACGATACCCTTGCTTGTCTCGGTAATACAAAAATATGTTGAATGGTAGATTACATCTTCTGTCATAGTATTGGTGGGTGTTTGTTATATTCATACACACTCCTTACCCAAAAACACTTCTAAGATTATCGTCGATTCGTTTCTTTTCTGACTCTAGCGGGTCCACGATTTTTTTACAAGAAAAATTATCAGAAGACGAATCATAACATTCGATCTGAATAATATTTGCAATAATCTTGCCTAATTCTGTCGCCTTTCCACTAACTAAAATACTTCTACCCATGTGATTCAAATCGTTTACTGTGATTATACGATAAAAGACTAAGATGGTTCTAGTTGAAAATAAAAAAAATCGGGATAGTCCGAAAACTACCCCGATTCATAATCTGCTTATATTATGATCTCTATGTTGCCAAACCAGCAGGGTCTTGGACGTGAGTGACCTTTAAGCTATTAAAGTTTGAATAATTATATGTAACTGTCACGTTTCCTCCACCTGCATCGCCGCCTCCGTAGGTCACGGAAGCCAACTTATTCTTTGCTCCAAGATTAATACGAGTACCTTCTTCCACCCAAACAAAAATCTTCTCGTTAGACAAATTAGTGCCTCCTGGCGGATCAGCCAAGGCATCAATTAAGTCGCCTTCCGAAGAAGTTGAGTCTATCGCGCAAGTAACTTCAACGGGGAATGAAACAAATCTATGATAAGGGCCTCTACGGCCGAGTTCGTATAATTCGTCTCTGCCAAGGTCCGTGCTAATAGTAATAGTTTGAAGGTGGGCACTAAATGATCCGTCACCCGAATCAAGATTATGTCCATTGGCATCTATGCCATCTATAGCAACCGGGAACAGACTCCCGCTAACCCCTGTAATAGTACCGTCGCTTCCCATAGAAACTCCGCTACCCATCAGAATATTCTCTCTCTGGGCTACTCCACCAGACGTAGTAATAGATAGAGGTTCGTCGGAACCATCAAAAACACTTGGTGCGAAGTGATTTAACCCACTGGCTATCCACTCTTTATCGTTACCAACAAGAGTAACATCTTCGGTAGAACTGCCTTCTACGTTCAGCGTATACGTCAGAGTAGAAACGTACATACCAGACATGCCTACAGACTGCAAAGGGGTTCCCGATGCATTATCGTTGGTATCTGGATAAATGTTGAGAGCGGCATAACATCTTTCATTAGATCGTCCAACAAGAGTCGCGGACGTTGCATTCGGTGTAGCCAAATGATATAATAGAGGATATCCGTCAAGAACCTTTTGCAAGGTTACTTCTATGTCGGGAATACCTTCAATGTTTTCGTAAAGCTCTAATTGACCCAATTCAAATATCTGTTCTAGATTAAAAGTCGTGTTGAGTCCAACACTTTGAACGCCATGGGCTGTTATAAAGCCTGACGGATGAGTACCCGATCCGGTATGCAGATTGCCTGCATCCAACGGGCATAATTGCTCATGCGGAGCAAAACCTAGTGCTTGTATCGCATAAAATATACGGTTCTGAGCCATTTATATCACTAACCTTTCAATATAAATCTTTTCTGTCCAATTCTGTCCATTGTCACAATATTATACACCAATTAAATTCCACCAAAATCTATCTCAACCCTATAGGTTACTCTAGCCCTAAACAACTGAGAGTTTAAAGAGTTAATTGTCTCTGAATTACTTTCTATCACTCGTAATTTTTTCCACGGGTTAGATGCTACCATGTTTGGCCAATTAGTCGTTCCAGATACTATGTCTCCATATTGATCAAAAGGAAATGTTATCGTATTTAGGTCTGCCATCCAGAAGGTACTCCTACTCTGATAATCTAGCCAGTCCATCAAAAGATTCCTGTCTTGTGGATTGTCTGCGAAAATATGAAAAACAACATCCTTTATCTTAGTTTGTCCACCACCAAGCTGTAACCCTCTCTGACTCCCTTTCCTAATTTCGATAAAGATACTCGGCAACCAAATCTGATGTTCTCTGGCGGGAGTGCCAGACGGAGAATTATCTGACAAGAATTCTTCTACGGCTTCCAGCATTAATCTCCTAAAGTCTTTATTGTCTGCAAAACTAACGTGAACAGATCGTCTACTGTATTCCGCTCTGATATCTTCAGAGTCATTTTGTGGCTCGTCAAAGATTACTCTACCATTCAGATAATCTATATGATGTCTGTAAATTCCCGTATCAGATATCGGTACGAAGCTTCCTCCGACATAAACACCGGAAACACGGAATGGATCAGCAGTTCCGCTCCCAAGGGTGACGCCACTTTCCCAGACCCATTCACGTCCTGCTCCTTCCCACACCTGTCCGTAGGTGTATCTTTCATCTATCACCGGATGTAGTCTGGATTCGTCGTCATCGAAATAACTTTCGGAATCATATTCATATATGCCAAATGCACCTCTATTGGCTAAGCCCCAGTCTAAAAACCATTTTAGGTTGTATAGAAGCTGATCTGTTAATTCATAACCTCCGAAACCACCAATATTTGTGCCTTTAAAATTTATAGCCATTATTTCACCCTCTTAAGTAAAAACTGAACAGCTTCGCTTGATACTCTTGGCTGTCGAAGTGTGTATTCTATAAAATTCTCTCCGGTTTGGCCGGATATGATATTAGGAAGAACATACCCTCCACTTCCGCCAAGCGTTTCTAAATCTACCATAATAGCTCTCCCACTTCTAGATACTTTTCTGATTCTTGCGTCAAATTTCGTTGACTCACCCAGAAAAACTATATCATATGATGCTTGTCCTATATCTATATTAGGATCAATTAGCAACCATTTTGCAACAGGAATGACTATGCCGGATTTCTGAGAAATATATTCAGCGCCAGGTAAACTAAGATATTGCGCCCAGTTGTCTTCAACGGCTTTAATGTTTATAACAACTTGACCATTAATGGAATGGGCAGACAATTTAACAGAAGACCTGATCAGTTCAGCCATACCATCAACGAAAGCGTTAGCTAATGCATCAGATAACCCAAGATGTGCGGGAAGGTCTGTCGCACTATGTCCCCTAAGAGCTTTGGCTACTATACTAGATTCAAATTTATATACCAACAAATTACCTATGTCCTTAGAAATAATAGAAGCTTTTGCAAAAACTCTTGAGGCAAATTTCTTAGACCCCTCTTGCTTAATCCCCTTTTTTAATTGGCGATCAAAATTTGATGGTAAATCTAATCCGAGTCCAAAGTTTGTCATTATAACAATTCCCAAAAACTTATACAATATCTGTCTTCTCTTAACCCTACGGGAATAGGGCCTTCCAATAGCTTAACTTTTAATTTCATTTGATCCACAATATCATGATTAACTAATGCCGTTCTTGCTCTAGATAAATCGTCTGCGTTTGTTAGATACGTTTTCAGACGAACGATACCCTTCCCTTGGGACAGAGATATTCCATGATTTTCAGCATCTCTAGGGTTCCACTTAAGCAAACATTTTATACACTTATTTACAGGAGTTTCCAACAAACCATTTCCTTTACAGTAAGGACACCTTCTTCCTCTCTCAAAAGGAACAGGACCACCAACTATATATATACCTTTTGATCTGTGTCTAATTGTATCAAATTCACAATTTGGACAAGGTTCTATTATTGGATCAAATTCAAGATAAACATTTTTCCCAAGCTGGTTAATGAGTGCATCTATTCTAGACTGATAGATTTGTATTAAACTAGATTTTATTTGTATTGAAGCGGTGGAGTCTAAAATTGGACAAGAGACTCCTGGAATCGGAACTATCCCATTAACGATTAAGTCACAAGTTCCAGATACAGAAGTGGAGAATGGACCACTTATAAACAGATTTTCAGACGCAAACGCAAAGGAACCTCCGCATAAATACAGGTTCAAGTCACCAGACGACATATTGACTGATCCGGACACATACATAGAAAGACTGTCGTTTAGTGTCTCAGAACCTTCTATAAAAATATTCGTAAGGCCAGAACTAGAACTAAATCCATCAAGATATAAATCAATATTATTCGCCCTGATTATGTCTCCATTTACAAACAAATTAAGAGTGTCAGAAAATAATCCAAGGCCAGAAACGAACATGTTCATATTTGAAGATACTGCTGGAACTGATCCAGAAACATAAGCATTAATATTATCATTATTTGTATCATGACTTATTGTGAAAAGATTGACTATGCCAGAACTAGACCCAAGTCCGTCCATATATAGGTCAACCTGTTGTGATATCCCGATAGACATGCCTTCAATAAACAGATCGGCATTATCAAACACAGTAGTTTGTAATGGAACGGTAGCAAAATTATCCCAATATCCAGCTAGTGTGAAATCATCGTTAACACCAGTAGCTGCCTCTGAAAATGCTTCTATCGGAGAATTAGATATGACATGCATACAACAAGCGAGTTTATATGTTGCATTATTGGCAAATCTTATGTCTATTTTTCTTTCAAGAGATGTTCCTGATTCCCGAATGCCTAATACACGACTTGTCGATATGTCGCTATTTGTCATAACAAAAGAGCAAACTGCTCCAGACGGAATACCGGAAATGTCTACGCCCTCCCATGTATTGTTAGAGGTTGGATTTCCTTCGTCCAATTGAAAGACATCAGTAAAATCTCCGGGAGGAACTTCCCAGTATCCTAATATATAAAATTTATTGTTCAAAATGTATGTTTGAACATAGTGTTCTATCGCAGCATTATAGCCGCTACTCTGAACAAAGGATGTCCAAGTATTGTATCTCTCGAAAGAATCACTGCCTATTTCCATGCGGATACGTCTATCTATCGTATTACCGATAGATCGATTACCCATCAACAGACCACCCCATCCCTGGGCACACATTATTTCTGTCAATGCACCACTAGGAACACCGCCATCCGACAGATTCATTGTAAGCCAAGAATTTGTCCCGCTAGGAGAAAGTCTGGTATCTAACTCTACATACTTGGGACCGGCCCAAAATCCTACTAGGTAAAAATCGACCCCGGATGGTCCATAATATTCTATGGCACCGCTCGTAACCTGAACATTCATTGTGGCGCAATTAGCGCCTCCGTTAGATAATGCCGGAACAAGATTGAATCTTCTGTCTAAGGTTGACCCATTGGTTCTAACCCCAACACTATAACTACCAACGGCAGTATTTGAGTTTGCTATGACTATTTCTGCCGTAATATCATCGTATGTCGGAAGATACGCAGATAAATCTTTGGTGGTCCAACCGCTTGGGTCTGTAGCTGGCCAAGTAGTAAATGATTCTTCGTAGTATGCTATTCCCATATTACACCAACTTCCAAAAACTTAGAGCATACCTATCTTCTCTTAAGCCAGCAGGTATAGGACCACGAATTAATTTAACCCGTAATTTCATTTGATCGACAATGTCGTGATTAACTATCGCCGTTTTTGCTCTGGCTATATCGTCCGCATCTGTTAAGAGAGTTTTTAATCTTACAACACCTTTTCTTTCAGAAAGAGACAACCCAAAATTTTGATTAGCAGAAACACCCCATTTGATTAAAGCCTTGATACATTTATTGACTTCTGTTTCTAAAAATCCTTCACCTTTGCAGTACGGACATCTTCTTCCTCTTTCGAATGGTCTTGGGCCACCAGGTATATATATTCCAGTTGATCGTTTTCTAAAAGTGTCATATGTACAGTTGGGACAAGGATCGATTATTGGTGAAAATTCAAGGTAGACATTTTTACCTATCTGATTAATAAGCGCATCTATCCTAGATTGATATATTTCTATTAATTCGTCGCCTATCTGTATGGATGCTGTTGCGTCTAGCGTTGGACAGGACACCAGAGTTTTAGCAACATATCCATTAATAAGAAAAGACGTATTTCCAGACATAGAAATAATCTGGCCAGAATTAAGTAAAAAGAGATTAATGTTGTCATTTTTGCTTTCAACACCATGTATGTATAAATTTGGAACAAGAGAAGTTATTACATCAAATCCAGACAAAATTAATGTACAAGAATTAATATTTCCACTTGGTCCGGTTATGAAAGCATCTATAGTCTCAGATTCAATAGATATTCCATGGGTATACAAATCGCCAGACACAGAATGAAGTTTCTTCCCATATAGATACAGGTCATTTTGTGAATTTGATATAATACTACCATTAATATAAAGATTTTGTCCTGGGTTTGCGACACTGTCTATTCCATAGACAAACAGACTACATTCATTAGTCTTGCTATCTGAACCTTTTGTTAATAAATTTACAAATCCTGATAGTTTACTGAATGCATGAATATATAAATCGATAGAAATATTTATTATGTCATAAGCTTGTGTAAATAATTCCATGCTAGACAGAGACCTATTAATACCATCTATATATAGATTTAATCCAGATGTCCCCGTATCAAAACCATGAACGAATAAATGACCGCCAGATACAGAGGCAAAATCGTCACCTAATATATATAAATTTGTATTACTTAAAACAGATTCATGGCCGTCTATATACAAATTTATTTGATCATTTTCTGCCGTATAACCTTTTACATAGAGATCAATATTGTCAACGCTAATATCTATTCCGTCTATTATTAAATCTATGGAAGAAGAAATTTGTTCGTTGCCATACAGATAAAGATTGCCAGAAACGGACGAAGACTGATGTCCATGTATAAACATGTCTGTCGGTTTTATCTCTGGCAAAACTTGTGCTATACGATTGTTCGTAAACGATCCAGTAATAACTATCTCGTGGTTACTGCCATCAAGGTCTATCTTTTCTACCAAATGACCTATTCTTTCACCCCAATACAATTGGCTTCGTAAGTAATCTATACTTAAATAAAGAGGTTGTCGTCCTACATCCACGAAACCACTATAAACTATTTCTTTGTTTGTTCCGTCTATGTTTGCGACCATTATCCTTGGATCGATTCCATAAACTCCAAAATATATTTTATTTTCTAATATATCCAGTGCTATTCCGCCAATGGATTGAGACGGGTTATCAGACGTGACTACGGTTTCTAAATTGGACCCATCAAGATCGCATCTATTAATTTTACAATTCGGACTTATTCCATCGACGTAATAAAGTTTGTCATTAACTTGGTCTATTTTTATTTCCAATGGGGTACTTAAGAAGTCAACTATATTCTCTATGTCTGTCCTGTTGTAGGCAGTTTCTCCACTCGGCATTTCTATGCCCATTCTCTCGACATGCCCCTTGGCTATATTTGTGAAATAAATATATCCACTTTCTACGTGTAGAGCTATTCCAAATGCTTGAACTGAACCTGATATATATAGAAGATCGGTATTTGATCCATCGGGATTAAGGCTTTTAATTATGGTATTATCTATTAGATTAGAAAAAGTAGCATAAATTTTTTCAGTTGTATGATCGTAAGATATGCTTCGTGGTGCCCCAGAGGCCTCTGTAATTATTCCCGTAGAATTTCCACCCTGTAAATCAGACCTGAAAAGTGTCTTCGATGCATCTTCGGAATAGTACAAGTTTTGTGTGTGTGTAGACCTGTGTCCCAAAATATAAAAATCCGCACTTGTATCAACCAAGGTTCCGAGAGAACCATTCATATACAAATTTAACTGACCAGAACTATTATTCATTCCGTTTGTATACAGAGCACAATTATCATTTAACGGATGAATTTGTCCTATAAGATTTTCCCAATGCCCTAGAAGAGTAAAATCATATTGAATAGTGTCTGTCGTATCACTGACAAATTCTGCCCCGCTCAAAATATTTGTATGAAAATTAGCGGCTACGCTATTGCCAGACGCCACAGCGTCACACAAAGTTAGATTTCTAGATAAAACACTACCAGATTCTCTCATACCAAGTATTACACTATTGGAGGCGTCATTGTTAAAACACCCGAACGACGCTACGTTTCCGGAAGATAAACCTGAGACTAAAGCTTTTTTCCAAATAGAAGGGTTGTTAGTATCATATATATGTTCATCGAAACTATCTATATAATCCCCAGGGGGCGTAGACCAATAACCAATAGTTACTATTATGGGAACCCTAATACTGGTATAAGACTGAACATATCTTTCTATTGTTGATGTAGTTCCGCTAGACTTAACAAAAGACTGGAAAAAACTGTATTTATTAGAAAGTCCTCCACCCTGATGTATTTTTATGCGTCTATCTGCTGTATTGCCAACAGAACGAACACCGATATATCTACCAGATTCTCGCCTACCACAAATGACTTCTACTATTGGTGCTCCACTGCCAACACCAGCGCTCAAATCTAAATTGGCCCAAGTATTAAAATTAGTAGAAATTGATGGATTATAAAATTTTTCTACATATTGTGCGCCAGTCCAATAACCTAAGAGATATGCAGTGCATCCTGTAGGAAGTTGAGATTCAACTTTTCCACTGACAACATTAGAATGCATAGTAACACAATTATATGCGCTAGCATTTTCTGATTTGAATAAATTGACAAGCCTTGGAGTAGATGTACCAAGTTGTCTGACACCAACGGGATATGTTGCATCTACTGTGTTACTGTTTGCTATTAAGATTTCTGCCGTAATATCTCCCGAAGAAGGTAAATATGCAGATAAATCCTTCTGTTCCCAAACACCAGGACTACTAGCTGTCCAGCTTTGAAATTTTTCTGTGTAGTAAGCTAATGACATGTTTCAACCTTTCACTACACAAGATAGTCCGAACGGTTATTTGGATGAATCCATTTGTTCCCTTCTGGTACATCAAGGAAGAATTGTCCAGTGAAAGTTTCTCCGACATTAGATTCCATTGAATACAAATATTGTCTTGTATTTGTTGTATTTGACGACAAGTAGATGGTAGACCATCCCCACCTACCAGTATCTCCTATATGGTAACATCCACTATTAGATATGGACAGTTTTATATTTTGTCCATTTGTTATGTCCCACACGTTAATATTCACAGAACTAGCCGGTAGATCAAATACTCCTAGTAGTTGTGGATTATAATCTGGATATCTAATAAACCAATCAAGTGGCCTGCCGACACCACTCCCACTAGAAGCAACGCCAGAACCAGAAACGTACAAGTCTGTTGTGCCAGTACTTTGTGGGGGAGAACCATTAACATACAGGTCTTTTGTCCCGGAATAGATAGTAGAACTGAACATATACAGGTCTCCCGATCCAGGGAATAGTCCATGTCCATTTATGTATAAATTAGACGATCCAGAAGCTGGTTCTGGCCCATGCATATATAATGTCATATATGTAGTTGAATCATATTTAGGCAATGTTTGAGAGAATATAATTCCAAGGTCATATACCTTTTGAAGTTCTGTGTCTGTAAATTGAGTAAAGGTAGATTTGTCGCCTGCCCACAAGGCGAGTTCATCAAACCATTGCTCTGGATTACCTCTTTGAACCATAAATCTTGGATCAGCGGTTCCAGATACTATTGTTTGTACGCCAGATGTTTGATTTCCATGGTTAACCCATCCAGAACCATCTATGGAAGTACTTAGATTCCATATCCCAGAAGCTACATGTTCAAAATCTGCTATAAATAAATGTTGATAGTCGTTGTTGGCAAGAGCTATTTCATCCGTTAAACTTGAGCCAGACCAATACGCATCTCCAAGATAAATATATCCAGAAGTCATTCCTATCAGATAATCTCTTTGAATAGTTACTTCGGAGATATGGTTCGTTAAATTCTGTTCCCATAGAAGAACTGTTAATCTATCTGCTCCAGATGCGTTTGGATAATCATTTGGCGTACTAGCTAGAATATCGACCAGTTGAATTAATTGACCAGCCGCTATGTCTCCATTATCTGTTGCGTGTAATAGTTTCGTATCATCCAGCATCGTCATTGAACCGCCAGTTGAACCGGCATATGTTGTGGTTGTTTCTGTTCCGCCGAAAATATCTGTTCCTTGCACTTCTACAACCTGTGCCCGTCTACCGACAGTACTGTATGTATATCCAGCAACGAAACCAGATGCGCTAAGATACCCAAGCCCACCAAGTGTTACCCCGGCTGTTAGTTGGGTTTCTCCATCCATAGATATGGTAGTTCCAGATATGCTACCTATTCTGGTGTTGAATCCAAGGGTAGTTCTGCTGTACCCATAAACTACTTTATCACTATCTAAAACTAAGACTTGTGTTTGTCCAGCAAAACCTTCAACAGAATCTGTTATTACAGTTTTTGGCCCCAATGTCAAATCTGTTCCAGAAACTGTTGCTATCGCCGTTCTAGAATAGCCATCTGCTTCATCCCACGACAAAACAGCCTGTGAATTATTTAGCTTAGAAGCAAATGCTCCACCACTATCACCAGTAGTATCTGCCAATTGTGTTTCTGTTCCGAAAGACAAAGTTGTGCCAGAAACAGTTATTGGAACTGCCATCATTGAGTAAGTCGGACTAAATCTCTCATATGTAATAATACCACTAACACTATTTAAGGAAATAATATTCCCGTTGGAATGACCATACGTCGGCCCAACAACAGGAGTCCCAAACGAGATTGATGTACCGGAAACAGTTCCGACAACAGCATTTAGGTTGTTGCTATTTCGCCAAAATATAACTATCTTATCCGTATCAAATGTTGCGCATCTTGGTAATTGAAAACTTCCATTTGAAGAACCGACAGTATATCCAGAGCCTACAGTAACCGATGTTCCAGAAACAGTAATTACTTTGGCTGTTACTGGCGTTGATCCGAACGGATTGACAACACCAACAAGAACAGCAGTATTACTGTCTATAGTACATAAAGCACCGCCTCGACCTATATTCATTCCTGAATCTATAGACACGGGAGTGCCCCAAAGAATAGACTTAGAAAGTGCGGAAACACCAGAATCTATTCTTGCAGGAATAAATGTTCCACTACCATCCCATGTTTGTGGTTGTGTATATTCTGTAAAATCATCTAGTGGATGATAAAAGACAATATTGTCTGACCTTAGTATTCCGGACGTAGACATATGAAGCCTCTCCCTTAAAATCTATCTCTTCTAACACCAATGTCAGTACGGAATTGATTGTAATACCACGATATTGCATCAGAATAATTTGCGTTTGGAGACCTATATGGCCCAAGAACTGCTTTGCCCACGCCAGCACCGCTTGAACCAGCAGCAATGAGAGACCACTTTAGTTTTTCATAAGACTTACACGGGCCAAGTTCTAAGATATCTCTATATCCACGAAAACTCACGCTAGTATCAATGGCACTATCTCCATCTCTAACCTTGATACCTTGTCCAAGAGATTGCTTGAATTCACCCTGAGTCAAAATACAAGCCGCCTTTAAAGGAATCAGCGCCATAAAACTAGAATCATTACTAGTTACTGGGTCTGGAGATATTGTGATAGCACTAATATCATACGTGTAGGTATAAGGAAAAGTAAATTCTGAATCCACCTGAATTCCAGCTAGAATAACCAGTTGTTGTAAGTATTGATCACTGTAAGTCTGTGGAGCAGTAACATCGCTTATCAAAATTCTAGTCATAAGCACCAAGTCTGTCGTCCAAGCCATCTTTTCCCCCTAATCAGAATGAGATTGAATACCGTCTTCTGGTACGCTGATCAAGAATTCTCCATCTTGTGTCTCTCCAACATTAGAAATCATTCGAAAAAAGTAGTGTTGTTTCTTTTTCATTGTATCAAACTGTAAGTTTTCAACTGACCAGCCCCACTGATTGGTATCGCCTATCTGATAGCAACCACTGTTTGAAACTGCAATTAGATTATTCTGTGCATTAGTAATATCCCAAACCTGAATATTAACCCCGGAAGCCGAGTTGACAAATTCTTCTACTAATTCTGGATTGTAGTCAGAAGTTTGAGTTAGCCTATGTATGATCTTGATCGACAAATCTTGTGCAGCCATAATGCCTCCTAGTTCTTTATGATATATGAAGACTTGTCGTTTAGGGATGGCATACCGCCATCTCTATTCTCGTGAGAAATTAACACAAAATCACCTTCATCGGTATTGGAACCGTCCGACATTCTCCAGTGGAATTGTTGCCTACTTGCTGTTAAAACTGGTATGCCACTTGTAGACCAGCTATATCTGCCAGTAGAACCTATCTCGCTACAACCACTAGAAGATATAGAAACCGGACTTCCACTTTCCCAAAGTTCTATATTGACCGTTCCCCCAGTAACTAATTCTCCAACAATTGCAGGCGGTGAATCTGGGAAAAAATCAAATTCAGCTATAGATTGTCCTATTAAAGCCACTTTAACCCCCTATAAAATTAACTAGCCATCTCCATAATGCTTTCAATGACACCAGGAGCCATAAAATGTTCACGAAATTCTTTATCGGTATATCTAATCCTACGAGCCACATTGCGAGACCGCAAAGGGAATCTAAGCTTATGCAATCTCTTTGTCACAGTAGAAGGATCAACTCCCAAGAGTTCTCCAGTTTGAGAAGATGAGAGTCCGAGATTGTACAGAATTACAAATACAGAATCTGGAAAAATTTGATTTGCTTCTGATCGATTTCTGATCTTTATTCCCAATTTCTTCAATCTATAATATATCTTCGTCTCGCTACATTCGCAAAGAGTCGCAAGATTAGCGCAACTTTCTCCAAGAGAATATCTTTCAGCTAGCTCTATATCAGACAAATTCATATTAAAAGACCTTTCACCGAAGAATTATACACCATTAGTTATTAATACATGGTTCGAGACAGTAAGATATATTGTACAGTATTGTATCCATAAAACAGTGTGCGCATAAAAAAAGAGCGATAGTATAAACTACCGCTCTTAAAGTGATATTTTGTTTTATACTAGAAACTTCCAAGAAGAACCCTGCGACCATCGAGCGCCGCAAAGCCATGTTCCTGCCAACCATAAAATCCTGCACGCTGCCTACGATGAAGAGTGTCGTCTTCAAAGATAGCCAGTTGTCTCTTGACAGGCATAACGAACGAATCTGAGTGAGACAGATCGAGACCAACAACGATTTCTTCGTCGTTAGTTCCCATAGAAAGTCCAAGCGTATCGAAGTACGTCTGGAATTCCTGACCGACACCAAGCTCATCGAGAGGATGCAGTCTTACGCCGTAGATACCGGCCATTGGACCACCATCTTCGCTTGCCTGGAAGATTTCTCTACGAGTGAAGTCATCAACTTCGTCAGAATCCCACTCACGAATATCTTCGAGAGCTTCGTGGCTGATAAACAGGTCTGTCAACCGACCACGATTTGGAGTAGCACTGTTTCCACCCGACAAACGAACCATGGTCGTCTTCATAAGAGAAACAAGTCTCTTCGTGAATTGACCCGCCGTAGCGGCCGTATCGTATACCAAAGGCGCACCTCCGCTATAATCTGTACGTCCAGCACCAGCAGCTATAATGACTCTCCATCCATCGGTATTCATCTTTTTGACGAAACCGGCTTCAAGAACTTCCATAGCCCTTGCAACGATATTCCATCTAGCCTGCTGAGCATACTTCAGAGGCCAGTCGATAGCATTACCGACATCAAAAGTCTGTACTGTGACAGCGTCCCCAACGACCGTTCTCAGCGGCAAAGCCCCTTCGTTCGGAATCATATAAGCGACGTAATCACTTTCTTGCGCGGTCTGATAGAAATCCAAAGGATATTCCGCAGTTGCACTTGGGTCCAGAACTTCAGGTGCGAAGATGCCGCTTAGAATGTCTCCGTCGAGTAGAGCCGATCGCAGTGGAACCTGCAATGCCTGAGCCAGTGAATGCATGGCTTCGATAGCTTCAGCTTTATTCTGAGACCCTGTTCTTTTCAATAATTCAACTTGTTCTGCTGTTGGTTTTACAATTTTACGCTTCATTCTTCTTCACCTCCTTATCCTATATCAATAGATACTCTAGCAAACCCATTTGCATCCTTTGTGGTCTCAAAACGACCAATCTGTGGAGCACCAGTTGCTTGCGTAGAACTAATCATACCACTTGCAGCGAGATATGCAGCCGCACCAGCAGTTGGTGATACGCCTGTTGGAATCATATCCGTTACAACAAAACCCCTCTTAATTAGGGTACACTTATCACCTGGTCTAATTTCTTGGTTCTCGTAGTTAACGAAATCTCTCGTTGCGCTCAAAGCTGCCGAAACAGTCTGAACCAAAATCCCCTTAGCTATAGCGCCAGAAGGATTGGCAACATATCCAACCACGTTTGGCTCATCGGTGATATTAACACCAATTGCCGCTCCAGAACCTTGAGTTACGACACTGGCGCAACCACCTTTTTCAGCGGCAGCGGTAGTCCAAAAATTCGTAATATCGGTCGTTTCGTTATATTCACGATCTGGTTTTAAAGCCATCCCTATTCACCTCCTTTATCTTTCTTTTCTATACGTCTTCTGGGTTTTTATCGCACATAGCGATAGCCATTCCGAGCCACTTATCGGCTTCGGTTTCTTTTGCTCCGTCCGCATTAAAGTCTGGATCACTACCATCTTCTTCGGCATTGTCTAGAGCAGCTTCCGCCTGGTTCAGTTCCTGTTCTTCCGATTTAGACTTGTCGATCTCTTTCTCATCGGTTTCATCTGAAACTTTTTGGCCAGCATACTTCAGCACGACAGCAAAGGTCTCTTCTGACATTTCTTTAAGTTCTGCCAAAGTAGACTCTTCGTCCTCAATGCTCTTAACTTCAGTCAATTTCGCCAAACGACTCTTGGCCATCTCCTTCTTTTGAATCTCCGTCAATTCAGCCTCGCTCTTATCTGCTCTCACAGTAGCTTCGTCGAGTTTAGTCTGAAGATCACTATTAGAACTTTCGAGAGCTTTAATCTTCTCATCTGCTTCGGCCCCAGTCTTTTTCAAAGTTTCGATATCGGCCTCCAAGGTAGAAATCTTTCCTTCATAATCCTTTTCTTTTGCTTCCTTGGCCTCACTTTGTAGATCGGACACCTCCTGTTCTTTTACCTTCAAATCAGCCTTAACAGCCTCCAATTGAGTTTGAAGTTCTTTTACTTGATTCTCGTCCATTTCCTCTACACCTCCTTCCGTTATTTCGGATAACTCAGCACCCACAAATTCTTCAGTAGTCAACTTTTTAGTTGCTGCTACCTTTATCACTGATTCTGGATTTGCTGGTTGATCAGTAAATCCCAAACCACCAAAAATTATATTCTTAAGAACTCTTCCTAGTTTGTAATTTTGATAATTTCCACTTCCGCCATACGCTCTAAGGTGTTTCGTCAAAAACGCCGTTGCTTCTGTTCTTTCGATGAATTTTGTCTGACCAGTCTTTTCGTCCAAAACTGCATAAGCAAAATCAGGAAACCACGCTTCCATAGAAACGAACATTTCTCCAGTATTCGCCTTAGAAATGATTTCTTCTATTCTGTCGGATATTTCTGGAAATGCCCTATATAAGACTCCAGCAACTTCTATGTCAAATTCATCAACAGAGATTTCTGGGGCAGATGAATCGATCTCATTACCGTCTTTATCTAATACTCGTGACTTAACAATATGTCCCAGAATTTTATTGGCTTTATGGCCGTCGTTCATTGGCTTGTGTATCGGAGTTGTCTTGGCTTTCCAAACTTCTGCTGGAGCAAAAAAATCGTCATTATCATTCCATCCAGTACTAACAAGTATTGAGACCACAAGAGCTAGATCGGGTTGATCTTGTCCTATTAGCTCTTCTATGTTGTTTATGGTTGATTTTGACGACAGCAAAGAGTCTATGCAAATATCTCCGACATATTTGTCTAAATTGCACACCTGAGCTTTAGAAGTAATTAAAGCAGCAGAACTACCAGACTTATTGGTCTGGAAATCTATACCGGCTTCTTTTTCTGCCTTATATATATGCACAGTATACCTCCATCAGTTTGTTATACACAATGATTAATCTAAAGTACGAGAAAAGCAACATAATAAAAGACCTTTCATGTGTAAATGAATTTTTTAACCCATATAGTTAGAGAGATAATTAAATATATTACAGGATATATATCTATTTATGACGATTCTTAAAGAATGTAATCATGTCAGCAGCAACTTTTGTGTCATTTCTAACACTAGCAGAAGCAAGGCCCCTTTCGTCAATCTTCGCATTAGACACTGAGTCTCCAGTCTCGATAGAAGGAAGATAAAATCTTCTGTTTTCTACGAAACCTTCTGAATTCTTGACCTCTGTCGTATACTCAAAATACGCTTCTTCTACTCCGTCGTAATTCACATATTTCCCCATATTCATATTTTTGAATGGGACAATCATGCCATCTACGACGAGGACCATCTGTCTTGTTTTGGTGTCCAGCGATACATTTACAGTAGCCATAAAAACCTCCAGTTATTTTGGTGTCTTCTTGATGAAAAGATGACACGGCCAATCATTTTCTTCTTCAACAACCCAAAAAAATTCTGACATTCTATTTACCATATCCAATGTATCTTGCTGTGGATATACTCTACCCCCGTGAAAAGATACACAAAGTTGATTCATTTTGTCTCTTAAATTTGAATCCTCTAAAACCCCAGAGAGAATACTTAATTCTGCACCTTCGCAGTTAAGAAATAGCAAATCTATTTTATCGCAATCATTATCTGCCATAATAGTCTTAAGACTGACAGACTTGATACGATTGATCGCAGCCAAGTTTCTTCCCTCTGTCTTATGCCGGGGAAAGATACTGTTAGAGGAAATTTCTTGAAATTCAAAGAAGTCTACAAAACCATCTTTACCAGACACAGCAGCATTATGAGTAATAATAGGTAAGCACGATTTCTTTACGCCGTCTACGAGCGTGTTGTAGTTCTTAGAACCAGCCTCATATGCAATCATCTTAAGGCGTCCATTAAATCTATTCCACAACTTAACACCATGAGCCCCATGAATAGAACCAACCTCTACTATTACAGGATTATCTGGTAAAAAATTAGACGCAAAATACATATATTTGTCACAACGATCAAAATCAAAATGTGTCATTTATTTTTCCTCAAAAGATTTGTAAAAAACAATAAAATCCTTCTCTTCTGGAGACAAAGATGCTTTCGATTTATACGTATCTAGGAGTTTTCTTGCGTGGGCCTGCAAGTGTGACAGGGCTCTTTTTCTAAACTTCTGCGAACCTTCTTTGACCGGACTAACTTGCCCAACTCTAGCAAGCGCATTTCTGAGGTGAGGTATATCTACGCTAGAATTTTCTGTTGGAGACTTTGCGTTTTTAGTGTGATGTGGTAAATGTCTATACTTTTGTAACGTCTTTCCATTCTTGTCTTTTTCTGCGCCTACCTCTACGATGAAAGCTGCATCTGGGAAACTTCTGTCTCCGTACGAACCTAAAACCTGAAAAAATTCATCAAAATTCATAACGTACCACCTAGCTCACAAGATAAATCCATGCCAAATTTGTCAAAATACGTCTATCTCTCGTCGTTGGTAATTGATTAGTCGACTTAGTAAAATCGTCCAAAAGTTGATTGAAAATATTGTTCATTTTCTTGGCAGAGGTTTTGTCATTCACGATCTTGTCCTTGATAATATCCATATCTACTGTATCACCAATTCTAAGAGTAGACATCACGCTTCTCTTAATACCTTCCAATTCGGTTTTCTGGCCTTTTGTCAACGATCTTATGTTTTTCGCATTATTTTGATTCAAATATGCAACATCAAACAAATTGTCAATCTTAGACATAAAATTATCTGCTACAACATGCAAGACAGACAAGGTCTTGGACGTTCTTGTGTCTCTTGGATTTGTATCTTTCGTCGAAGGTGGTCTTCCAGAGGGATTGTTCCCGTCATTCTTTGGTTGGTCTCCTATAGGATTCGATCCACCACCATTGCCGTCTTGCGAACTTGGGCCACTGGAGAGATTTTGTTTTACCCTTTCTAGTTCTATTGCAAGTTCTGATTGTTTTTCCATAACAGAAATTGGACGATAATAAGGTCCAGCCTTTTCTAAAAGACCAGGACTGCCATTTCTGATATCTTGCTCGCTTTTAAGTCGTTCTAGTTCTATCATATAGTTCGTCCCAAAAGTTTCAGAAGCCTTCTCTGCTGAGATGATGCCTCTATCAAGAAGTTGTATCATAAGTTGCTTTTCTGCCGCCTCGTCTCTAAGAGACATGATACCAAAATTGATGGCTGGAATTTTCTTAAACCCCATTGCCTTGGCGACCAATTTGAGTTCTCCTTCCATCCACCTGATTGCTCTTCCCCTCACATATTCAAGTCTTTCTACCAATGTCTTGAGTTGTACGAAGGCAGACTGAGCATTTCTAGTACCAAGGTCTTGACCGCCGATGAGTGAGTCTGGTATACCTAGCCCTCTCACGATATCTGCATTAACGCCGATATATTTCTTTTCTCCAAGGATTTTATCTGTAGGAGGATATTCTACTTGAAGGTCAATCATATCGTCCCAGACCAAATCCATAACACCGCCACCGACATTGTTCTGAAGAATACCAATCAATTTATCCACAGCCGCCGAGGTAGGTAAAATCTGCTGATCTGACTTGCCAAGTTTCCATAAACGAATAACATTGATAACCCCGTCTAATGCGGCCATATCTGCTAGCCGCATTTTTTCTTTCAGCATCACGTCTTCTAGTACTCCATAGAGGAAAGGAGTCCCCCAGTCTTCCCAGTCGTCTTTCTTATAATAATCTACATAGATTTTATCCATAGAAAGACGAATTAAAGTTGACCCACTTTTGGCCGCTTGTACAACTTCTTTTGGCAACTGTGAAATGTATTCTTTTTCGGCATCAGTTCTTGGATTAGCTATTCTTGTGGCCAATTTTCTCGGCAGTCTCATCCCAAGCGCATCTGCTCCGAAAAACTTACCAACTTCCCCACCTATTTTCTCTATTAAGGTCGGAGATAAAAAGGTGTATTTCCATGGTATCTCATTCTTTTTGATTTTGTTACGATCTACTTTCACCTTGGTTGGAGATTCGTTATAACGAGTCTCATCCACAAGGTCTACAGATATTTTTACATCACCTTTTGTCATTTCCCTAAAAACTGGTCTGCTAATTTTTGCATTCTTTCTTCTGACAATAACATTAGCATCTCTCATCAAAAGTTTCATAAAGTCATGTGCCCTGCCCTGAAGATTGACTCTTTTTGCCCATTCTCTATAAAATTTTTCTTGCGTCTTGACTGTGTGTTGCAATTCCAGACCTTCGGCAGCAAAGTCGGTCATTAAATCGATAATATTCCTAACCATACCAACTCTTCTATAAACAGCTTGACAAGCGGCTATTATGTCTGCGTGATCTGTTGGAATTCTATCATCTGGCCTCTTGTTGTCTTTGTCGAACTTATTAAATCCTGCCCTACTATTTACATCGGCAGCGACTGTTCTGTGTGACAGACCATGATTGGTATGACATACAGGTGAAAGCTGATGTTTAGCAATATTTTGTTTCCCTGTCGTGTATAGATTTTCTGTGGGTTTATCTTTTACTGTGTCGCTTTTCTTATTTCCTTCAGCCATGTGATCCCCCAAATACAATTAAATTACAATATAAATGCAATCAAATTAATTATACACCACTTATCTGATCCTCTGACCCTTTTTGACAGCGCCAAAATTACCCCCAGTTTTTATCGAACCGGCATTCCTCATCCTGCCGATACCAGGACCACGATACATCGGTTCGTCCTTTCCTGGTTTTGATCTTTTCTCTATGTTCCCAGCAACATTGTCATAATCTATATCATTTGTAGGAGCTATGTCTGAGTCATAAACAAACTTATGTGCTAGCAAAAGTGAGGTATATCTATCTTTGCGAAGCCTGCCCTTCTTTTTTCTTCCTTCTACAGCCCCAGGGCTGACAACTTGTGGCGTGTCAAATCTTTCCTTCCCTGTCGATGTCTCGCTCATCTGAATGGTACAAAGTTCATTTTTGAGTTCTTCTATATTGAACACATTCTCTTCGTATGTGTCACACTGAATTCCTAAAGATTTCTCTAGTTCAAGTGCAGAATACATTTTAACGCTATCAAATGCAGGGAACAATAAAGAGCGAGTCTCAAGGCTTTTATGGAGTGCAATATTTGCATTTTGGTTGTATTCAGTGCTTTGTTGAACCAAATGAAGTATATGTCTACCGTCTGTTTCTCCGTCTGTCGCTTTTGGATTATCAAACTCGATAATTTCATAGATAGGAAAATCTCCTTCATCTTGTTTTAGTAGTTTCTTGTTTCTTAGCATTTCAGAAACAGCATAACCACCACCTTGACTATCCATCTCTATGCGAATGGGATTAAATAATCTGGTGATTTCCCTGAGTCTAGCACAGCAATACTCATAATAATCGTCCTGAATAATCAAGCCAGCCTTTTTTCTTTTAATAAATTCTTTCTTGTTGACAGCCCAACAATAAACAATTCTATAATGGTTTGGCCAAACCTCTATCACAATTACTGCTAAATTATCTCTTTCGGCTGCTGGGTCTACACCAATTACATACTTAGGACCATTAGACCCTTTCATGGCAGGAGAAAACGTAACTTCGCCATCTGGTGTGTAGATTGGCTTTCCGGGACCAACAGTACACCCCTCTATTAGACTTCTTGGATAAAAACCATCCGAATCCTTAACGAACACCGCTCCGTATTCCATTAAATATATGTTTCTTGGCAGAGTAGCCTTCGCATGAGATAACTGTCTTTGGTCTAGTAATCCATCTGGCAAATGCGTATGAGGTATTCTTATTATACAATAATCTTTGTAATTGAATCCTTCGGGGATTAAATTTTCCCCACCAAATATTTGTGCAACCTTATCTGGTCTACCCTTGCTTTTTATGATATCTAACCACATCTGGTATTTTTTGGAGAAATGATTAAAGGCATAATATGCAGTACCAGAATAAACTATCTGGTTTCCATGCATCTTCTTATCATCTTTAGTCAGTTCTTTTTTAACGTCATTGGGAATGTCTAATTTAGACAGATACTTATCAAAAGCTATTTTTTTTGCTTCTTCCATTGGGGTTTTGGCTGTTGCAGCAAAACCACGAACGACTATGTCAAAAACATCTTCTGGGATACTAGCGAACTCGTCAGCAATAACTACGTTCGCACGGAAACCTCTAATCTTCGTGCCATCTCCCATCGGCAGTGCGTATATTATACTATTTCCAACCTTGAAATAGCACAAATCTACATTCTGTCTCGGTCCTGCTTTCTTCCCACCACCGACAATATTTCTAAGCACAGGAGCATTATTCCAAATAGTATCTATATAATTGAAAACAAGTTTGGCTTGTCTTAAACCGGCTCCGACTATGACGATTTTTGTTCCTGGGTCTAAAAGCGCTCTCAGTACAGCATATACCGCGAGTATATAAGATTTACCACCACCACGACATGCAACCAACATCGGAAAAGGAGTATTCCATATCATCTGCAACATAGCTATTTGCAATGGGAAAAGGTCTATGTTTAAAATCTCTTTGGTTGTCCATCCTATATAATCGATGTCCAACATACGATCAATGACAAGTTCATCTATCTTTTGGTCTGACTGAGTAAGATTCGTGAAGATATGATCCTCTATTTTTGGCACTCTATCCCTGAAAGGGAACAGATGTCCATATAGACCTTGGTCTCCATAAAGAAGCTCTTGTAGACTTGTATTATTTTCAACCAATTAAATATCTCCAATAAAAATTAAGATTTTTCTACCCATCTATCCTTTTCTGTCCTTACTACTTCTTCTATTATCATTTGTGCTACTCTCTGTCCGCAGTCACCAGCCGGAATAATATTGACGCCATATTTTGCAGAGAGAAACATAAGCCATCTAACCATCGCTTTTCCAGGAACACCCTTTGAAAACTGTGGAGGTGATAGTTCAAAAACATCGGAATTAAAAGAAGATTCAATGATGATATATTTGTGTTTGATTTTTGACATCCTATCCATCTCACGCTCGAAAGCCTGTCTTTTGGCAGAACTATAATTAGCCCATATTTCTGAGAATCCCATTTTTCTCTCAATGGCCAATATGTCTTGGTATCCAACGAGACTATAATCTCCTGTGTCTAACTTATCTATTATCGTTCCATTGCAGTTGGGAGGCCTCCTATCTGGATGATGCTTGGTGAATGTCCATCCATGCCCTTCGTGTTCCCTGGTATCTCTGATTACGGTATAAGTTGGTAAAACTAATCTCGGCACTTTACCGCTCCCTTGTTCTTAAAATTAAATTCTCTATCACATAGATCATAATCACTTGTAATCATTTGTCTTACCATCTCTTCAAAGCTAATTTCTGGAGACCATTGCAATATCTTTTTGGCGTTAGAGAAATCTGCTTGTAACAAATTAACATCCACTGGTCTATAGAACTTTTGATCAATCAAAACATATTCGTTATAGTCTAGACCAATACAACCAAAAGCCACTTCAAGAAAATCTTTAATACTTCGTGTCTGTCCCGAACCAAGAACAAAATCCATTGGCTCATCTTGCTGCATCATAAGCCACATACCACGAACCATATCCTTAGCATGAGACCAATCTCTTTTGGCACTTAAATTTCCCAGATACAAAGGTGGAGTATCAATATTGATCTTAGGTATAAATCCAGAATAATTACGATCCATACAATACGCCAAAGACGCTACATATTTAGTGATCTTACGGGTAACAAAATCTTCCCCACGTCTAGGTGATTCATGATTAAATAAAATGCCAGCACAAGCGAAAATATCGTAAGCACGACGATAAAGGCCTACCATGTGGTGAGCGTATAATTTAGCTACCGCATACGGAGAATCTGGAGAGAATGGGGTGTCTTCCCCTTGCGGTGCCATCGGTGTATTTCCGAATAATTCCGACGTACTGGCTTGATAGAACCTTGTACTTGGAGAATTCTGTCTGATGGCTTCCAGAATATTTAAAGGCCCTACTGCGTCTATATGACAGGTAGTCATTGGTTGATTGAAAGAATCTCCAACATGACTCATTGCCGCTAGATTATATACTTCGTCTGGCTTAATGCCTGAAATCAACTTAGACATACAGGAAGCATCTGTTACATCTCCATCTACCAGATTGAACTCAGGATGATCGACAATATGAGCTATTCTTTGAGTGCTGCCTGTGGAAGATCGACGAACAAGACCGTAAACAGTATATCCTTTATCTAGCAAAAATTCAGATAAATAGCTTCCATCTTGCCCCGTGGTTCCGGTTATAAATGCCTTTTTACCCATTAGATTGTTCTCCATCGGCTTTACTCTTAGCTTTTGCCATTTTTTCCTTTTCTTCTTGTGCTTTTTTATATTGCTCTATCATTGTTTGAATATCTGAGGGCACTTGCGTAACTCTTGCGTTGTTGTCAACCTGTTTAAGAGAATCAATTTCTGGAAGACAACAATTTTTGTATTTAAGCTTACTACCACAAATACATAACCAATTTCTGCCCCATTTCGCTCGTTTTCTGTTGATAGGCATCGTAATACCGATGAGTCTTTTGTTAAAACTTCTAAGTTTGGATGATGTTTTCGCCATACGAAATACCCCTTTCCGCTGCCATTAACATTGTTTCTATTTCCCAGCAATGTTTTTGTGACAGTCTCTTTCCTTCTTTGTCTGATACTAACTTGCTATCACGCATAGTTAATACATCAAAAATCAAAGACAATCTATTGAAATAGGTGTGGTTTTCAGCAATATGTGAAACACTATCTACTGTATTTTTCTCACGTAGAGTTGGGTTATTAATCTGATCTATTACACCATTAATAAAATCTGTATTATTCGGATATACAAAACAGGAGTTGTGTAAATATTTTTTGGCCAATATATTGTCTGATACCTGTAGGCCACCGCATAAAGATATCATAAATGATCTTTCGTTCAAAAAAGCTTCGTGGAATATCTGCGATTCGGTATGAATATTTGGACAAACTAATGATGACGAATACACGTCTGCAATCTTTTTTATATCTCCGACCAAAGGTCCACTATAATCCAAACCAGTATGTTGCCAGAATGTATCTCCAAACGCCTGGTATGTATGACCCAACATCTTTAATCTTTCTAGTAATGGTTGAAGAAATTTTTTGAATCTTTCATGTCTATGAGCAATGTTTGCGACAACACCAACGTCGTATAAAATAGTCATA